GCGGACAACCTCGTTTGGTTCCAGAGGCTTGGCCAGTGACGCGATTGACAAAAATTGAAAGATTTCGTATGGAGGGCATCAGTTTTGAAAGAACGGTGCTTATTTCTATGGAAATTAGCCGGACAACGCCTCGTCCATGGTTCACCGCCAAGGAAGCCGCCGAGTTCATCGGCGTCACCCCCGTCACCCTCTACTCCTACGTCAAGATGCGAAAAAACAAACCGCCCTGCTTCCGTCTCGCCGGAAAAACAAAGGGCATTCTTAGATTCCCGCGCGAAGAATTCATCCAGTGGGCCAACGGCTCCGCAAAACAGGGATAAGATTGATGTACAGCCTCTCGATTCATTTCGGCCCGAGCCCGGTGCCTGCGCAGTTTCTTTTCAAGGACAAGGAAAAGGCAACAGCCGCTTATGCCAAGGTGAAAGCAGGTGAGTTTTTTTACGTCGAAGACGACTTCGGGCAAACAGCTTCGTTCGTGAACCGAGAAATTCACGCCGTCATCCTCGAAGACATGGACCTCGGCGAGGAGTCTCGCATCCAACGCGGGTTGTCGCAAGCGCGCGGACAGGCAAAGGCCAACGAACGCGCCAAGACCGATCCCGTTCTGCAACGCGCGATGACCCAGCGCGGGCCGGGCGTGCTGACGCCGTTCACAAACGGACAGTTCCAATAATCAGCGGTGATGCGCCGTCAACTGCTTCTCGGCGACTTTCTCCTTGCCTTCGGGCGATAGCGCCTTCATTAAGTCTTCCTGCTTCTTCTGCCCGGCAGCCTGCCGGGTCTTGAGCGCCGCCTTGGCCGACTCCTTATTCGGCAGCGGCAGGTTGTCGATCGTGTACTCGCCATCGACATCGCCGACCTTGCGCAACGCGAAGATCAACTGCTGCGCCTCGTCGGCAAATATCGGCGACGACGAATGGCTATCCACCGTGATGCGCCAGTCGGCCGGAATGTCAGTCAGCAGGAACGATGATTTCTCGATATCTGCCAGTTCGCCGGCATTGGTCCAGAACTTCCGCGACTCCTTGGCCTCCATCAGCGCCGCGGTGAGATCCGCCGACGCCGCACATTGCCGCTCGACCGACAGCGCGCGATCGCGCAATGTCGGCGACGCCGTCTTCATCAATGTGCCCGCATGAGCGCCCGATCGCACACCCGCCTCGCCCTTGCCCTGCATGATGTCGGGGAAAGAGCCGAGCGTGTTGATGCTCTCGATCATGAACTTGACGGCAGGCAACAAAACTTCCGGAATTTTAGGCGTAATATCTTCCACGCCGCCGCCCATGCCGAGGTTCATGTAGCCGGAAGTGCGGAACTGGGCGTATGCCTCATCCAGGATCGTATTGTCGCCCTTGAACGCCAGCAACTTGTCGATCTGCTGCCCGACCAGGCGCTTGAAATCGTCCATCCACTGCGCCAGCAGGCCCTGCGGCTCGATCAGATCGACCAACTCGCTCCGACCCCAGAACCAGTTCGACACTGGATTCGTCTGGATCAGGCGATACGGATGCGTGTCCTTGATCCCGAGCAGGTTCGACAGCTTGAACCTCGTGATCAAAATGTCCGGCTCGACCATCTGGATCGTGACGTAACCATCCTCGCCCTTGACCCATAGTTCGTGGAATTTGACGGTCGGGGCGCCGACGGTTGGTCCCATGATCGCATAATTAGGATCGTTGCCGATCTGGATGATGCCGCCGGGCAGCGGGCGCGTGCTTGACGAGATGCCGGTGTTGATCTGCGAGGTCGACAGTACCTGATGAAAAAAACTGTCCGGCGCGTTCGAGGCCTCGCCGGTCGACGCATTGGTCATGATCTTGTCGTACAGCTTCCTGGCGTCGGGGAAGCGGTAGATGCGCTGCCAGATTTCAGGACCGGTCAGCGCCGAGGTCTCGCACAGCACTTCCTGCTCGTCGATATCGTTCTCGTCCTCACGGTAGACGCCGAAATTCCAGGGCAGCAGCAGCTTTTTCTTGTAGACCGGCTTCTTGTCGTCGCCATCGGCGATTTCATCGGTCCATTGTTTCAAGACGGCAGCGCCGTACTTCAACGCTTCGAACACGCCTCGGCCGAACATCTCGTCGGTCGATGTCGACTCCCAGTGTCGGGTGACGTGCTTGGCGAATACTTCGGCGCGCTTGATGTCGTTGGTCGGATAGACGTTGGTGAAGTCCATCGAGAACTTCAGTTCGACCGGCGAGAACAGATGCGAGGAAGTGCGCTCAAGGTGCGTGTTCATCATGTTGATGAGCGACTTGGTGCCGTCGTAGCGGCCGGTTTCGGCGATGGTGTTAAGCAGGCGGTAGTAGGCCGCTCGCATGCCCCGGCTGACCCCGCATATCTCGACGAGTTCGTTCGCGAAGGGAACGAGGTCTTTCTCGCCTGTCGGGATCGGGATCATCCGTGCTTGCTCCCAACCGTAATCTGACTTTGTAAGCCAGCGTGTCGACCGAGTATTTTGTTAAGCGCCCTTGCACCAGCCCGCGGTTCAAGTTTTTGTTCGACCACTCGCCCATTCGCCATAACCACGCCGGAAGCGCCGGAAGTATCCGCGCCCATGCCAAATCCGACCGGCATGCCGCGCGACTTCAGCGAATCCATGTGCTGGGTTACGGCGTTATGCACCGGCATCACCGCCACTTCAGCGTCCCGACGATCGTTCAAGTCCGTAATTTTCAAAGCCGACATCTCGGACGCAGGCACGCCAGCCATCGCAGCGGCCATGTTGGCGCGGGTCTCGGAGCCGTCCATCATGTCGCGAACGACCTTATCGTTGGCCTTGGACTTCGGCGACAGGAACGCAGGACAAACAATGTCGTCGTCGGCGCGCCGGTTGTTGATGTCGGTCTTGCAGAGCGGACAGAAATCCGGCCAGCCTTCGGTTACGTCGTACTTGAATTTTTCTCGGCAGGCGGGACAGCGGAGGATGACGGCCATTTCAAATATCCGAATTCATCGCACTGGCGATGTAGAAAGCAAAAGCGACCCATGCAACGCAGCCGACAATGCCGAGAACCACAAGTGCAGCGCCGAGTCCGCCTTTCAGCATCGCACCAGTAACGATTGCGCCGACGGGGATCGCCAAAAGACCAAAAATAACAAACAATCCAAACCCGCTCATCTGCTATCTCCGTCCGTACCGCCACGCCTGTTGCATCGCCAGCTGCCGCGCCTGCAACCTCGACTGCTGCTGCCGGCCCATGAACTGACTCATCATATTCTGGTGGAATAGCGATGTCTGGTCAACGATTGACTTGTGCTTGCGGACCTTCTCGGCCTCCCGGGTGCGCTTGGCGACGATCAAATTGCGGCGGACCCGGGTATCCCAATAATGCGCGCCCAAGGCCATCGCTACCACGCGATCGTCATGCTCGCCAGAGCCTTCGCCGGCAATCGTATCCCCGTCCCGCGCGATGGTCTGCATCTCTCCGATCAGGTCATGGCTTCGAATATGGAGGTGCCCGCTGCTGACAAAGCCTCGAAGCTCCTCCATGATCATGATCTTGGTCGCAAGCTGAGTCTTGAAGTGCCACAGCCCCGCGCCGCCGGACAACAAATCAGGCCGGGTGTAGAGATATTGTTTTACATTGGCGAAGATGTTTTTAAGCCCTGCCTCTTGCAGCGGCGCGTAGCCGTTCTCGATTTGAAACTTCAGCGAGCGCAACTCCTGAAGCACCGATCCGCCGGGACCGTTTATTTCCAGGATGTAATGAATCTCGCAAAGCGGCTCGTTGCCGTACCAAGCCATGATGCCGGCGAGGATATGCGCCAGATGACGAGGTACCACCAACGAATAAGCATACTCAGCAACCTGATCTATACCGTCAGCATAGCAACGAAGAACCTGAATGGCCGAGCGATCATTGTTCTCGTTCTCCCCGAACGCCGGATCGCACGCCACGACGTAAACCGACTCGGGTTGCGGCGGCTCCCACACTTTCAATTCCAGCATTCGCGCGTTCTCGGCGCGATAGACCTTCATGTCACTGAACTCGGGTCCGCCCATGAACATATACGGCGTGAATTTATTCGAAACGTATTTGTCGGTTTGATCCTTCAGTTTTTCCCCAGCGAAAAACACGCTGCCGGTGATCTGGAAGGCTTCTTCTTCGTCCCACGGCTGTTCCTGTTTCTGATACGAACTGGCCTCGAACCCGGCATCGACTTCGCCAGCATCGATCGCAGCGGGGTCCATCGCCTTGCGGTACCATGCAAGCTGCTCCTGCGAGACATCGAAGTTATATAGCTTTTTAACAAGATCGATCTTGGCATGCTCCTCGCTCGACGGCGGCTGCACGCCGTAGAATTCCCAGTTGCGGTCGGTACGCTCGATGCGATGGCTTTCCTTGGCCCACCAGCCGATGAAAACGCAAACGGCGTTGCGAGTGTTGGAGCGCGCTTCCTTCCAGATACGCGACCACATATTCATGCCGCGCGCCGTGGACTCTCGGATGTAAAGTCGATTAGGATGGACGTCGGACAACGACTCCTGAAACGATATCAAGCCTTCTTCGTTATCAAAACTGCACAACTCTGAAAGATGCGCCAAAGAAACACCCGCGGAACGCCCCAGCGTACCAGATGTTTTTGTTTTCTTAATGCCTGCGGACTTAAAAAGAATTTTGGAAGCGTTCGACAGTGTCAGGCCGTCGCGATTGTCTTTAGCAATGCTGGGAAATTTTAAGCTGGCCGGTAGCGCCTTGATAACAGTCACCAGCTCATCACGAGCCAGGTTCTTGTTCTCATTAGTGTCGAACACCAAAGCGCCGGTTAGCCCGCGATGGACGCCGAGGAAGAAAGCGCACAGCGCGCGTATAATTGAAGTGATTCCAAGTTGCCTCGATTTAAGACAGTAAAAATCGTGAATGTCCTGCTCAAGCCCGTCGAAGATCGCAGTGATAAAAACCTTCTGTCCGTACATCAAATGCTTACCGAGAATGATCGGCTCGCCATAATCTTTCGAATTTATTTCGTACTGATCCAGGTAGGCATAAAACGCTTCCTCAAACGCAACCCGCTTGGCGCGGCTCCAGCCTCGTGCCTTCTGACCTAATAGCTCACCGTCTGCCATTGGAACTTTATAACGGCTGTGCTATTAGCAGTCCACCCCTCCGGAGGAATTAGGCCATGTGTTTCTCATTACAGTGGGCCGAACAGCTCTGCATCTTCATCGTGATCGTCATCGCGATATGGTCGGTTATTCAGTTACTTCTCCCCTATCTCGTTCAATTTCTGCCTGCTCTGGTCGTCCAAATTATCCGGATCATTTGCTGGGCAGTCATCGCGATCATGTGCATCTACGTCATCTTTGGATTGCTCTCGTGCCTGATCGGTGCCGGAGGTGGCCTCATGCATTTTTCCCACTGACCGTCAGTCGCAGGTAGATCCGCTCCCGCCCTATCCGGCCGCTCCGCCGTCGATCTGCCGCGGCTGCTAACGATCGCGCATCCACAGGTGATAAAGCGCCATGGATGTAAACGCAACGTAGCCTCCAAAAGTGCGAGCAATAACTTCGGCCCCCGGCGCTAACCTACACGCGGTTGTGTAATCTGGCGCTTCCTAAAACGAAAAAAATAAAATGCCGGGCTCGTTTTCAAAACTGTCTCTGGAAACGCCCATTCTAGCGAAAGCCGGGTTGCTGCCGCGACTGCTTCTCCATCTCGTTCATGGCGATCTGGACGATAGTCTGGATCGAGGCCCAGAAAATACCCGGCTGGTCCTGGTCGAGCATCAGCGAGCGGAACGCGGTAGACTCGTCGATCGTATTCGGAGACACCATGACGAAGGCACCGCCAAAGACCGCATCCTTGTTGAGCCGGATCTGGGCGGCCATGGCCTCGAACAAAAGGGCGCGGGCTTCGGCTTGGCGGTGGGCGAGAGGAAGTTCTTCGTCGGTCACAGTTCATCCAGTTCTACGATCTGAAACGGATACCCAGCCTCGATAACTGGTATCTTCTTCGATTGTGATATAGCCTCGTCTCGGTCTTTAAAAACAGCCGGATCATCGCTATCGTCATCGCCAATAATGACAACTCTGCCGCTGCTGGGAATTCGGATGACGATAATGCAATCAGACATATCTAAACCCCGCCGCGAACGGCTTGATCTCATCCAGAAACATTCCGCCGGCAGATAGCGCGGTCGACAGTGCGAGCGCCGTGCCCTCGTCGAACCCGGTGTAGGCGCCGGTCTTGCCTCCCTTGAGGAATTTCACCAGCACCTCCTGCGTCTCGTCGTCCCAACCGACTTCCTCGATCATGCTTGATAAAACGGGTTTCATCCAGCCGGCCATCACACAAGCTCCACGCGTAAACAGCCGCGGAAGAAATCCCGCGTGGAATACGAATTATTTGGTCCGTACATGATATCAACTGGATATTTTTCCAATGCAATGATGTCTTTCATGCTTATCCGGTTAAGACACACGGCCCTAGATGTTGTGGTCATGTTCAAGCCGCGTTCTCAGCCGGTTTGGGTGTCAATTCCCGGATGCGCTTGTCGATGATCCAAACCAAATCCTCGCCCATGCCGATGCTCGGGCGTGGCAGCAGGCCCAGCACGACAACGAGATTGTCGTAAGCGTCCGCTTTCGGCTTGAGGCGGTCGATTGTTGCGCGCATGCCGATAATCTCTTGCTTGCAGCGGTTCATCATTTCGATAGCTTCTTGGTTGCTGATCTCGGGCGGCATTGCGGTTCTCCCTAGTTGTTCAGTTTCAGGCCAAAAATCTCGCGCATTTCCGGCGGCAGACGCTTCGCAGCGTCCTGACCGGATGGACTGCGCGCCCATTCGTCGCTTTCTTCTTTCGTGGCGTCGAACTCGCCGTTCGCTACGCGGGCGGCAAACTTGGCGAAGCCTGCGGCGGTCAGTTCCGAATAGAGTTGGGTGATCGGGCAGACATAGGTGTCGGCATAGTCATCGAACTCGCCCGTCTCCGCGCGCTTCGCGAAAGCCTCATACTTCGCCGCATTGTCCGGCGAAGCTATCGCGGCAACCTTTCGAAGCTCGGCGGCCAACTTATCGCGCGTCCTCAACATCTAGTATGTCTCAGCGTTTGTGTGTTGGAACCGGATAAGCATGATGTCTTTCGCTTGAGTCACGCTGTTGGCTTCGACGATGCCATAATCTTCTTGGTCGGCATGCCCTTCCATCCCCGTTGCGAGATAGTAATAGCTAACCTTGAACTGCATCGACCTTCTCCCTCAACGCTTCGACGATTCGCTCGAACACCGGCTCCCATCGCATGTCGTCGGACTGTTGGAAAAACCTTGACTTTGGGGTCCAAAGACGTTGTCCATCGGCGCCGCTAACTCCTGCACGATAATCCCTTCCGAGGTAGCTATAACCAACCCAACATTCTCGATTTGATATTGAACATATGTGCCCGAGAGCTGATTCAACTGTAATGACAAGGTCGAGGTTTTGAAGGATTGAGGTAGTGTCCGCAACATCTCGAATGTATCCCGATAAGTCCCTGATGACCGGCGCGCAACCCCACAAATTCAGATCGGACTTTTTAGCATCGACCTGCAATGAGTACAATTGAATTCCCGGCACACGCAACAATTCCAGGAAATGATGAATCGGTATATTGCGGTGCTTGTCGATGTCGTTCATCGGCGAGCCCGACCACGCGATACCGATATGACACTTTCGATCCGGCACGCGCCAGTGGCTCGACATCGAGAATTTCGGCATGTCGATGTTGGGGGCGTTCCTGATCTCGTCGTCCGTCAGTCCCAGAGCGTAGGGCAGCGAGACGAAGGTAGACCAGCAGTCGGCATCTGGAGGAAAGTTCGAAGGCGAAGGCAGGAAGTGGAGATTGTCCATGTGCCGGAATGCGTGCTCAAACACGCGACGCAGTTCACTCTGCACGCACATCGAAATGTGTCGACAACGACGTGCAGCCTGCTCGACAAAACGGGAATACGAGAGCGTGTCACCAAGACCCTGATCGGCCACCAGGAACAGCGTCTTGTCATTTTCTCCTCGCCACTTGGGATACGGGTACATCGTGAAGTTCGGCAGCCGTGCCGCAAACCTCGACTCGAAATGCTTCAGCCCTAAAGCGTACTGTCCGTCGAACAACAGCGCGAACGCCAGCTGGAATTCGGCCGTGACGTCGCCGGGCGGACCGAGATCGACACACTTGCGGGCGCACTCGACGGCCGTCTTGGTCTGTCCGAGGATCGTGTGCACGAGGCCGAGGATCATCCATGGCAGCGACAGCTTTGGATTAAGCTCGATGGCGCGGTGACAGTGCTCGATGGTCTCGACCTGCCGGCCTACCTTGTGCAGCTCCCACGCGAGATTGGTTAAGAGCTTCGGAAGCTCGTCAGCATCCACTTCGGCTTCCAGCGCACGCCGGAAGATGGCGGCAGCCGCGTGCGGGCGCTGAAGATCGGAGGTGGCGCAGCCGGCGGCGTAAAAGGCGTGGCCGTAAGACGGGTCCGCAAAACACGCGGAGGTGATGAGCTGGTATCCGTGGTCAAGATTGGTTGCCTGTGTTCGATCTTGCGCAGCCTGCTCGCCTTTGACCAACAGGTTGATCGCCTGCTGGCGCCGGGCGTCGTTGATCGGAAGTGGAACCGCTTTATTCACTTCATGCTTATCCGGTTGACACATACAAACCCCCGTGCTAGTGTTTCGTCATTGGACAAGCCCGCCCGGTAATGGAGAGACAGATGACCAAGATCGCTTCCAACGAACAGGCCAAGCGGACGGTACAGGCCCTCGCAGAGACGACTGGCCTTATCGCCAAGGAGGAATCCTATCGCCTTGACCTTCAGCACGCTGGTTACCTCGCCACGCTGAAGCAACACGCTGCGAAGCTTTTGCAGATGATTAGCAACTACAAGGCGGGGGTCTGAGCCATGGCACACCTTAAAAATTGGTGCCCCGAAATGTCGCCCGCAGAATATGCGTGGTTCGACAAGTGCCCAAAGGCCGTATTGTTTGAAATTGCTCGCCAATTCGCTATGCGGCTCGGCGACAACTTCACGGCCGAGTCTGCTTTTGCCGTTATGCAGACCGAATGGGAAGTGTTGCACGTTCAAGGGATTGTGCCGCAAAAAGCGCCACACGCGAGGGGTTGAGCCATGCCACGTGACTTCATCAGGGATATAAAGCTGGCGCTTTTCTTGGATAAGATGAGCGCCACTCTCGCCAACGATCTTGAATGGGCTCTCGCAATCATTGGTGAGAGTGGCCAACCACAAAGCATAAAAAATGCGAACCGCTACGTTTACGCATGGCAGCATCTTAGAATGAGGCGTGAATATGAGGCGGCCTGTTCCGGTGTTGGCGCGGGTGAGTTCCGTGGCGATGATCGTGATGAAAATGGCAATCTTACAACGCTCAAGGAACATCGTAAGGGTCCTTTGCCAAGTCGGCCGCGAGGGGATTGACGAATGCCTCCCCACGCCGACGTACTCCAATGGGAACATTTGCCGTTTCCCAAGTCTCTCAGGGACTTCCAGCGGCTGTTCAAAGACGACGCCGCTTGCGCCCGATACTTGGAGGGCGCGAAGTGGCCCAAGGGTTTTGTCTGCCCACATTGCGAGGAAAAGGGCGAGCCGTTCCGCATGGCGACCCGGACCAGCGTGTTGACCTGCCGCGCCTGCCGCAAGCAAACGTCGCTGACGGTCGATACCGTGATGCAGCGCACGCATACGCCGCTGACGGTCTGGTTTTGGGCGGCCTATCTGGTTTCCAGCATGACGCCCGGCATGTCCGCCGTGCAGTTCCAGCGCCAGCTTGGCCTGACCCGATACGAAACCGCGTTCCAAATTCTGCACAAGCTGCGGGCTGGCATGGTCCGCCAAGGCCGGGATCGGATCGGCGGCAACCTTGGGCGCGGCGATCACGTCGAAGTCGATGAAACCTACATCGGCGGCGTGGTACGCGGCGAAGGTCAAGGCCCCAAGCCAGATGATTCCGTTCTGGTTTCCGCCGCCGTCGAAGTCCGCACTAGACCGGCCAAGAAGGGCGACAAGCCTACCCGACGCGGCGGGCGCTACGCTGGCCGCCTGCGGCTGGAAATCGTCCCCAACCGCTCGGCTAAGGCGCTGGTAGGCTTTGTGGAAAACGCGGTCGAACCCGGCGCGATGGTCATCACGGACGCGGCCCCGGCCTACAACAAACTCGGCATGTCGGGCTACGCCCATCTGCCCGTGGTCGAGGCCGGGAACCCGGAAGTTGCCGAGGAATTTCTGCCCATCGTTCACCTCGTTTTCTCGAACCTCAAGGCGTGGCTGCAAGGGACGCATCACGGGCGCGTCGAGCCGCAACACCTGCAAGCCTACCTCAATGAGTTCACGTTCCGCTTTAACCGGCGCTTCTACCCGTTCAACGCCTTCCGTTCGCTGCTCGGCATCGGGACCAACGGCGAAGGCCCGACCTATGCCGGGATTTATGAGGGAACTTGGAAGCATCCGACGATGGAAACCCATCATGATTAATCAACCTTTGGGGGCTGTATGTTCAAACCGGATAAGCATGATTCACTTAAATGTCCCTGCCATTTATTTCGGAAATGAGTGGCGAGACAAATGCCATGACTGATCGCGGTGCCGCGGAAGATGTCGTGAACCCATTCCGACGTGTCCTCGCGCTGTCGCACCTTGATGCCGATCTTGCAATGCGGGCAAACATCGTAAACGGTTTTGTCGAATTCTTCTCGGGTCACGTCGTCATCCTCCTGACCGCTTCCGGCGAGTAAGGCGTCCCGGCGCGAGAGACAAAGCCCTCCGCCGCCAGTTGTCGGCCGATCGCCCTTAAGGAAGCAGTCCGTGCCAGCACGCGCATGCGCGCCGCCGCCTGAACTTCCTGCTCATTAATCTCAAGCGTAGCCGACCGGCCCTCTCCAACCTTACGGAACCCGAACGGGATCTCGCCGACCGCGCCGCCGCGATCCTTCTTGGCCTTGCGGCCGGCCGCGGTGCGCTCCAGGATGCGCTGGCGCTCCATGTCGGCCACGGCGGCAAGGATGGTCAGGGTCATCTTGCCGACGGCGGAGGACAGCGGCTCGGCGGAGATGTCATAGAGAATCAGGTCGACGCCCGCGGCCTTGAACTCCTCGAACATGGTGACGGCATCGCCGGCCGAACGGAACATGCGGTCGAGCTTGGACGAAATCACGACATCGCCGGGCTTCATGGCGCGAAGGAGATCGGCACCGGCCGGACGGAACGACAGCTTGGTCGCCCCGGACACGCCTGCATCGGTATAAATCTGGACGTCGAACTTGTCGGCACCGCGGACCCGGGCAATGCCTTCGATGACGTCGGTCTGGACCTGCAGGCTGGACCGGTCGTCCTTGGCCTGATCGAGCGAACTTACCCTGCAATATCCGAGTATCATTTTAGTCGCCCCCGTTAATCTTGAAATGTTTTATTGCGATCTTTATACGTCTGCACGCACGCCGCGCCCATCAACAATACAACAGCCGTACACATCACCGACAAAACAACGATCGCCAAAACATCGCACATAGTAATTCTCCTTCGCGCGGCTACCTATGACTACCTCAAGCCGATTGCTTCGTCAAGGCCTGATCGCGTATCCACGGATAAGTGATGGCGAGCCCGTTCCACAAACTGGTCGAAGGCTCCCAGTCGAGGACTTTGCGGCACAAAGTATTATCCGATCCTCTCGCCGTCACCCCAACCGGACCGTCCACCCACCGATGCACCAGTACCTTGTTGGCGACGCGCAACACGGTCTCGAACAGTTCCATGATCGTGACAGTCTCGGCATTGGCAATGTTGAGCGGCTGGGTGTAGTCGGAGTCCATCAGACGCTGGATGCCGTCGATCACGTCGTCGACGTAGGTGAAGGATCGGCGGACACCACCATTACCCCAGAGATCGACAGTTCCAGCATAACTGGCTTGGGCGACCTTGCGGCAGATCGCTGCAGGAGCCTTAGCTCGATCACCATCCCACGTAGAGTAAGGACCGTAGGTGTTCCCGAGACGTCCAATACAACAGTCAATCCCGTAATTGCGTCGGTAGGCGTCATACAATTTCTCCGCAAACATTTTCTCCTGCCCGAAAGCGAAGGTGTCGAAGTGGGCATCGGTCTCGCGATGGGCCGCGTTGTCGACGATGCCCCCGAAGCGTTCGGCGGCAAACGGATCGATCTCGAATTTGTCGGGATAGACGCACTGCGAGGAGGCAAAGAAAATCTTGCCGACGCTCTCGGTCTTCCGGATCGCCTCCAGGGTGTGAAGGTTGATCTTTACTGAATTAGTGAGAATAGCAGCGTCGTTAGCAGAATTGCCGATATAGCCAAGACCGCCAACCTCGGACGCGAATTGATACACCCGATCAAACTGATGGCGGAAATAATGGTGGTGAAACTCAGGAGGGTTAGCAAGATCCAGAATGTTAAGCTCATCGGCAACGCTCCTTCGATACAGCGGCGGGTGACGGGCTACGCTGACGACATGCCAGCCTTCTTCTTTTAGTCTGTACTCCATATGACCGCCAAGCATGCCGGAAGCGCCGAGCACGAGAGCTTTTTTCATTTCCACTCCGTTACAATGTTCATAGCTATGCTGGACTCAGCCAACCGCATTGTTGCGCCGATCCCGAACGCCGCGAGCACGGCAGGCGCTCCACTATTTGCTTCGGCCCTCCGCCCATCGGGGTAGTGAAAATAAAGCCTATCCTTCAAAAATCCAATTGCGTCGGCACGTTCCCAAATCGGTTCAAACCATTCAGCTTCGGTCCGCGCGTGTACCAAAGCGATGCCGCCCGGCTTATGTCGCGATAGTCTATCAATCCATAAACCGACCTTATAACGATGAAAAGGCGGGTTGAGCCAAACAAATCCATTCCACGGCATGTTCAGTCCGCGTGATGTAAACTGGAACGTCGCACACGGCCATGGCTGCGTTACCGATGCACACGGATCTAAATCGAATGGGCCAAGATCGTCGATGATTAATTTCGGCGTGATCCAGTCTTGCGAATCGCCGATCGTTTTCTGGTGACTGCCTAGTGTCATATCGCCTCCGGCAATTGCGACCAGTCGAACCTGAATGTCGTATCCAGCACCTGCGCATCGGCGGTCTGCAGCCCGTAGAATACCGCGCCCTCGGCCATCTTCAACTCGATCGTCCGCGGCACCGGCCCGCCCGGCACGTCGATATTGACAAAGTGGCCCGTCACGCCGGGCGGCAACGGCGGCTCGGCCTTAAATCCAGAGCGGGTGTCGGTCAGGGTCACGCCCGCGCCGGCCGAGCCGCCAGAGAGGAGGAATGAAGACGAACCAGAAATACGCAACGAAAGAGATGCGCCGCCCGGACCAGCACGGTAGGCGAACGGGCCGAAGCCTTGACTCCATTGCAATTCCAAATTGCCTTGCCATGCGGACTCCCGCAGATGCCCGAGCTGGTGAGGGAAGATGAGCATGCCACCGTTCTGCCGATGAATGATGTTCGGCCCGTCCAGTTTGTACTGCTTTGCTCTAATTCCGGCAAGGCTGTTGCGATAGCGCTCGAATGCAAGATTGTCGCGCTGCTTCTCGACCGGGCCGGTGGTCAGGTTCAACATCGTAGACAGACTAAGATCCTCCCAAGGCATCTGCGCTTTCGACGGCGTCAGCGCGAGACTGGCCAGTCCGTGCCGGGCAAGTTGGGCTTCCCATCCCCAGTCGGTCGTGGTCCACTCGCGGAAGCCGATCCAGGTGTTGAGGTCGATGCCGCTGAGCTGGGCGAACAGCCAGCGATTGGATGGATACCATGTGGTTCGGAAAGATCGCAGCACGATCTCGGCAGCTTCGCGGGTAAATATGATGAACCCTGCTCCGATGTTGTGCATGACAGCCCAGCCATCACGCTGTATAAGAACTCGGTCGGTATAGGATCGAGCAGAGACCGCGCCCACTTCAAGTCCATCTGCTTTCCCTTTCTCGAACAGCGCCATCGTCGGTTCGAACCAGTCTTCGTCGAGCAAGACGTCGTTTTCGATGATGCCGATGTGGGTGTACGGTAGCTTCAAAAGCTCGGTCAGCTTGAACGCGATGGCGCTGTCTGCCCCGCCTCGGATGTTGCGGTGGACTTGATACACTTCACCCTTGGAGGCTTCGAGATAAGCAAGCGCGGCGGAGTCGGTCGAACCGTCAACCCAGTGAAGATCGTACTTCCCGGTGTATCCTGAAACGCGCGGCAAAGTACGCTGTGTCAACTCAAGCTGATTTTTTGTAGAGTAAACAAGCCCCAACTTCACGGTGCGAACTCCCCTGGTCATAGGACAGACTCGCAATCTTCGAGCCACGCCAATGCTGCAGGCACGGCTTGCTTAGGATACCAGTCGGCGTGTGCCAGCGCGTTGTATATGATTCGCGTGTCGTCGATCACGGACTTTAGCGGAAGCGGGATGCTGTCCAGCAGTTCGGCCATCTTTGTGACGTTGCTCATTCCATCTATCTCAGCGCGAAGATCAACCATTAAGTCGTGCGGGTTTCGCTGCTGTAAGGTGAATGGAGGTCCGAAATGCGCATGGTACCCGCGCTCCCGCATCACTCGCTGCACAACAAGCGCAGCAAAAATATCATCGTGGCGGCCACATCCCGGCGCCATGAACCATGCAGGAATGAGTTCTCGAATCACCGCGGTATTCTGACTATTGAACACGGTCCACGTATTCGGATCGACAACCACGCCGGTCTGCCCAAGCAAGTGAACGCCGCCGATGTCGGGGCGATGCTCCATGCGGGTGACGGCATCGACGTCAGGATCACCGATCACGAGGCCAGCGGCTACTCCGATCTTGGCGTCGGTGACGGGCTCGGCGTGTTTCGTACGCGGCGTGACGTGGGGGAAGCCGCGGTGGCGGGTCGGAGGAACGAGAAGCGTGCCGGGGTCGAACCAACCGTTGAGTCCGCTGACTTTGATGCCGTTCCATAGATGTCTTTGTTCGAACACCACGGCTGTTTTGAACGCCCACTCGATATGCGCGAAGTGATTACGATCTATGTTCAGATTGTCGTCATCCCAACTGTAGATAACATCCGCTCCCCATTTGAGCGCTTCGAGGAAAGCAATGTTGCGGCGGGCGATGGTGTTAAATCCGATGGCATCAGCACATTTCCACCGCTCCCACGCATCGAAATATACGACCTGCGTATGGCTCACGTCGTAAGTGCAAAAGTTAGCGGCGGCCTCGGGTGTCTTTTTATCGATCGCCACGAAAAACCGGACGTCCTCGCTGCACTTCCGAAGCAGCTTGAGAGCGTGGGGGACGTGGATTACCGTGGTGCAAAGTGCAGTCTTCATCTATTAAACCACCATACCAGTGCTACTAAAATAAAAGCTATTGCGCATCCTATTGCGAACGCTGTCATTTTATATTTTTCCTCCGCCGATTCAGTCCGTACAACCTGCGCAGCGCCTTGGCGTCGTACTCATGTGAGTTATCGATCGTCTTGATCGCCGCCTTCGAAGCGCGATACCCGCGCTCGTGCTCGTAAACCTCGCCCCACAGTTCGACGGTACCGGTTACGACGATATCACCGCCTGTCTGTGCGCCGTATTCGGCCATCAGCAACACGCTCTTGAAAGCATGAATGCCGTCACCTCCAGCTGCATCGCCCTCGACAATCTCGCCCGGCATCCAGCGAAATGTTCGCTGGAACACGCTATGCAGAATACCGTCTTTCAAAATCCAGTTGCGATAAGCCACGACCTCGCCAGCGCGGATTCCGGCATCCTCGAATACGGGAGGCGGGAAGCCCGGTGGTTGCGTTATTCCGCCGGAACTGGTTGCGGGCTGGCCGGTACCGGCGAAGCCGGTGTTGAAGGTGAACTGGGCAACGGGCTGACCCGCGGCTCCGGAGCCTCCACCGGATGCCGGGTCGGGATCGCTACGAACTTTTTTAAAGGGCTGCCAATATCTGCCACGGGCGAATTCTCCTGCCAGTTTGAAGATTCGTATATAAGGCTCGGTCGCGCGCCGCCAACGCTCGGTAAACAAAATCCACTTCACCCGACGATCGGTCACGCGGTCACGCGGTCAAGCGCGTTGGCATCGAACGGCTTGAGCATCACGTCGGCAAAATCGTCGCCCATCGGATTGCGCAGCATGCGCTTGATGATCCATGTCGGAAGGTACAAGCTCATTCGGTCCTCGCATTCAAAAACGTGATCTGCCCCTGCAGCGTCCGCCTGATCCAGTCCGACTGGGTTCGACCCTCCTTCCTCGCAGCCGCCTTGATCGCCCGGTCGAGAACGCGCGGGATCTTGACCGAGGTCACAACCGTCATCGTCGGGCGCTTCTTTCGAAGCCGGGCGATCGTGCGTAGGGGGAGGAGGCGGTTCATCTCAGGAAGTGAGTTCCTTGACGATCCACATCACGGCATTTTCGAGCGACGTGATGGCAAGAGCGTTGTAGCGGCCGGGCTTGACCTGACCGAACAGCGTCTCCAGCTCAGACGCCTTGGTCTTGAGCGCATCGTGCAGCGCCTTCTCGTCATCACTCAGCGCGCGATAAGTGGGACGGAAGCGGCTGACCTTCAACTTCGGATCGTCGGACTGCCGGGAATCGGGCTTGCCTTCGTAAACATTGGCCATGTCAATCTCCTTTGATGAATGAAAACGAGGCGCCGCTACTCAAAGATGGGGGTTGAGAACGGCGCCTCGCGCCCGGTGGCCTAGGGGGGCTGGGCCGCGAGCTTCGGGAGTGTTGACTACCTTTGGCTACTTGTCAACAGCGGAAAGCTTTAGCTTTTCGTTTTTTATTGGGGCTCCCGCTGAAAGCGGGGGCTACTTGTCAAGCGCCTCGCGTGTGATCGACGATAAATTTCACCGGCTCCCAGCGCTGCTCAAAGGTCAGGGAGTACGGGCGCGGAGTCAGCAATATCGTCAGCAGGAACGCCAGTACCGCCGCTATCAACAGGATTGCCCACAGTTTTCTTTGGTCGACCATTTCGCTTCACCTTCCCCGCATAAGCGGCTTTCCGTTTCAATTTCGGCCGCAGCCGGCCTTCCTTGCGTAATTGTTCGACCACGGCCTTCTCCGCGATCGAGTTGACCTTGTGGCGCTCCAACAGGCCCCGAACGGCGACCTCCACGAGATGAGGAATATCTTCCCGCTTGCCCATGCGCCAGATCGTGGAGACGTTGAGCCCCAGATTAAGCGCGAGTTGGGAACGCCAGCGATGCGGGCCGTACATTTTTTTGCCGATGCGTTCGAACTCTAGCGGGGTCATGGCTTTCAATCTATCTCGATGCCGCGCAGCCAGCCAATGAAATCGCAGATGCCAATGGCGAGCAGAATTGCCACTGCATAAAATATAACGGTTGCGATAACGTCGATCATATATCCACCGCTTCCAGAACGTCGTCGATCAGCGGAACGAGGTGCCTGGCATCCGCGCGCAACGGCTCGTGGCTGATCGGCCAGCGGCGCCCGGTCAGCTCGTTCCATAATCCCGGATTCTCCGCCGCCATGTTGCCGAGCACCGTGCGACAACGCCGAAGTAAAGCAACGAGATCGTCTGTCGCCTCTTTGCAAACGAGAGCCATCAGATCAACTCCTTGTCGATCGCCAGCCACTCAGGCAGCGTCACGATGCTCGGGCCTCGCGTCTCCGTCACCTCGACTTGCGATTTAGGGAGCCAGACATCCCGGACGCCATCGTGAACCAGGAAGGCTTTGAGCGTTTCAGCGCGGATCTCGACAGCAAGGTCGATGAGGTCGCTTTTCATACCCAGCGCCTGAAGCCTTTGGTCGGATGCCACTCGTACTTGCGGCCGGTGGCGGGATCAACGCGAATCGAAATGCGACGCGCCATCGTACCAGGCTTGCCCTTCTCGGCACGGGACTTGGGCGTGCGGCCCCAGCGGCGGATGCTCATAAGCGGATTTTCCTTCGATGTTTTTCGGGTCGGGGGTGTGGAAACTCACTACGAACCTCCGCAGGCTCGGCGGCGGGTGTTTTAAACTATACGGTGGGGTCGTGCGGGATGCAATAGACGTTTTCGGATTTTTGAAATTTTTTTGGGGGACGTGCGGTTAGGCCTACCCAAGATTTTAATTCGCCGCGGGCCATCGCTTTGCGCGAGTGGTCACGCGATTGTGATGTATACAATACACCACGGGCTAGCCTGGTCGAGGTCGAAAGTGTGCGGAGCCTCGCACTACCTTTAACGATTGCGGTTAAGCCTTTGAATTGATTAGTGTTTAGCGTTTGATCTCGCTGGCGTCTGTCTCTCACTCTTGAGTGTGAGACGGCTGGCGCTACGGCCTGACGGTTGGCGACCGATTAAATACCCTTTTCGGCTTGATGTGGTTCGCGTTTCGTGCTAGGCGCCTGAATGTTATAACATTACATCTAGCAAGCGCCCCTCGGGTATGGCGTGTTTTTCGTCATGGCACCTGAAACGGCTTTCGAGCGTACTATCCGCCGGCTAGGCGAGACTAACCTGGTCGCGCTATTCGGTCACCGCGTCGCACGCACCACAATTGCTAATTGGCGTGCCGGCCGGCGCAATGTCCCGCCCTGGGCGATCGACCTGTTACGCAACAAAATCCGCGCGGCTCATGAAAGCGAACTGGCGGATCTGTCACAGGTTAAAGCTGGTCCGGGATTGCGCGCTGGCGCCAAAAACCTAGCGGCGTATCTGGCGCGGCGTTAGCTATTTAACCCGCGCCCAAAGCGCTTGCTCCCGTTCTCGCATCAACTCGCCAGCGCGGTCATAGGACTCGTCGGCTGTAAAACTCTCGCTACCCTCGTTCCAAAGCGTTAGCTTTTTGTTATGGCCTAGCCGCACGCTTGCGCCGTCCCCATAACTCGCAACAAGGCAAGCCGCATCTTCATAATGCTTCACGCATCCAATATACTCGCCTTGCGCGTTGTAGACCTTAAGGTGCGGCGATCCGGCCATGACTCCAACCTCCTCTAATTCTCCCCCGCACCATTGCGAGGGGATAGCTTACCCGTTCGGAAACGCTTCCCGCATCGCCTTCTGCGCCGCGCTACACGCTTCTAAATCGCCTCGGCGCAGCGCATCCACTATAGCGTCACAGTAAGCGCGTCGCGCGTCAAGAATAGCGCGTAACTCCAATACCGTCTTCGGTCGGTGCGCTTTCAACATTTTCTGCTCCTTATAAATTATTCCGACGCATTTCCGCGTCAACAATCGCACCTTATAAACAAAAACTCTGCAAGTCAACGCCTAATTTCGTACATCGTAAAGAAAACACGCTAAATCCGTCACCATGTGTCACCAGCTTTTCACGCTAACCCCTTGATTTTGCTTGTCACCATACAGTGTCACCATAGGTACCCCCTTTCCGGCATCAGATGGTATAAAAATATACTAATAATACTAATGCTATTTATTGCTATTATTATACCATCCTACAAAGGAATAGAAAGAATCAATGGTGACATGGTGCTAGTGACTGCGGCACAAGGCGCACCATAGCGTCACCATAGCGTCACCAGTCACCGGACGCGGTATATCCGCCAGTAGGGCCTTTCATATGCGCCTTGCACACGTATCCCAAGCCGCTTGTTCGCATACCCGCACGCGCGCCACATCCGCATCGCGTCCCGCTCGTGCACCACAAACGAATCGCCTACTTGCATCTGCCGGAAAGGGTAACGCGCCGGGCGCCCTCTGGGACGCTCCTGGAGCGCAACGCCTGCCGGCATAGGCCCGTCATGAATCTCATATGGCAAAACACTTCTCCCTTGCTTGGAACAAGCGAACAACCTAAAATGACCGATAATAAAAACAAATCACAAAAACGTGACCAAAATACCCCTTGCCCCGTTCTGTAAACCGTGCAATAAGAGGCAATCGACAAACAAGGGGAAAGCAAATGCCGGAATTTCAGCTTAACGCGGACCGCTACGGCAAGCATCCATATTATCAGCTCTCTGACTTCGCCAAGGGCTACGTCGAAGCCATGTTCTTTACCAATGGCGACACGGGCGATGAGCGCGAAAATCTGCTCAATGATCTTGGCGTCGAAAAGCTGACGCGCGAAGCGGTCAAAGACATTGCATCGGTTTGCGACTCGTTTGTCGGCTCGATCATGCCAGATGGTCGATTTTGTCGGCAGTGGTTAGATGAGATCGCCGGGCAATGCGCCTATGACGACGCGCGGGCGGGCAACGATTTTTGGTTTACGCGGCAGGGTCATGGCGTTGGATACTGGGACCGCAATGAGTTGTACGACGAACAAAAGCAGGCACTAAGCGACCTCGCGCACAAGTTCGGTGAAGCGTACCCGGAAGCCTGGCGCGGCTGGATTTACCATCGTTAGGAAGGAGACCAACTCCCTCAGGCCCGGCTCCGAAAGGATACCGGGCTTGGGGCGGTAGAAGACCCTCAAACCTTGGAGCGACGGATATGCGTAACACTCTCATGATGTACGTCGACCAGTACGGCGATAAGATTTGGGCGCGATCGGTCAAGGAGCTGAAAGCGCAAGCCGGGCCTGGTCGCGTGTTCAAGATTTACTGCGACATGAAGCCCGACGGCAAGTCGTATCATGTTGGCTATGGTGTTGGCCGGCGTTGGTTCAATGCGTTCCAGCCGCTCAAGGTGCCGGCATGAACCCGGAATATAAAATTCACGTCACGTTCTTTCGCAACCTTGGTGATGATGCGGACGTGATCGGCAAGAGCAAGCCGACAAATAGCCAGCTCGCGCAGCAATTCCGCAAAGAACTGCAAGAGGCTTACAAGCTGTCTGCCATGGCCGGACGCTTCAAAATCGGAATCATTGAAACTTAACCCCCAACTCCGAAAGCCCAATATCATGAACCCGACAATGACGCTGCAATCCATCCGCGACAAGTCACCTTGCGCCGACGGTTGGAAAAAACTGCTTGCCTCGCTCGGTTATTCGAACGGCGCATTCGATCCCGCGCGCCTGGTCTCGCTTGGCGACATCGCCAGATCCAACGACGCGGCCGACGCGCTATGGTGCATTCGCGCGCTAGACTGGAAAGACATCGCGGTTAGGCGCGCGGTCATTGCCGGCGCGGTTTTGCCGGCGGTCAAGCGCGCGGCGGCGCACACAAAAGACAAACGAGTATTTGAAGCGATCGACATTATCGAACGCTGGTGCGCGGGAGACGTTAAGGCTGATCTTGATAAGGCGCGCAAGTTAGCTCGTGCCTACGCCGTCGACGCCGTCTACGCCGTCGACGCCGTCTACGCCGTCTACGCCGTCTACGCCGTCGCCGCCGACGTCGCCGTCTACGCCGCCGACGTCGCCCGCAAGCGCAAAAGGGAACAACAGCGCCTGGATATCATCGCGGCATTTCCTCCAATCAATTAACCCCAACAAAAGAGCACCCAAAGCAAAACAGGACTTGCAATCCGTTCTTTACTATGTACAATAATCCACGCAATCTTGCAGTCCCACACAGGAGCGACGCAAATGAAAATATCTAAAACCGAACGCGAGCGTTGTCTCGCCGAACTTCACAAGATTCTCAAACCTGGCGATACCGTCCACACAATCTTGGATCACGTGAGCCGGTCCGGCATGTCGCGAGATATTCGCGTTATCGTGATGAAAACCGACGACAAGGGCGAGCCCTACATTCTGCACCCCAATTACCTTGTCTCGCAAGTTCTAGGCGTGCCGCAGGCCAAGCGTGATGGCCTCAAGATGGGCGGTTGCGGGATGGATATGGGCTTTCAGCTCGTTTATTGCCTCGGTGCCGCGATGTGGCCCAAAGGCACGGCTAAGCCGCACGGCACGCGCAACGGCGAGCCGGACAGTGATGGTGGTTACGCGCTCAAGCAACGATGGCTGTGATGGTACGCCTAACCCTCTCCGGCCTCCCCTGGATCGCCTACAGCCCGTCCGTGTACGAGCTGCAAGGCTATCCCGTCCGCCTCGCCTACGACGGCGCGGCCTGGTATCTCTCGATCGACAACGCCTGGGACGGCGCCCGCCCCTGGCCCTCCCGTGACGCAGCCGCGGCAGCAATCGCCGCCGCATTTTTGGAACATCAGATGCAGGAGCAAGGTTTGATATGAGCGACTTCAAACAGGACGACAACGAAACGCCCGTAGTATTCCGCGCCGATCGCGAAGCCGGCGTGCTCTGGATAACAGCGGTATTCCCCTGCGAACCTGCCGACATCTTTGGCGACAAGTTCACAATCTACCAACACGTCGGGCAGCACGGCGCTGGCGCCGCGCAATGGTATTGGCGCACGCGCGCTGCCAGGCCCGACGAATATGCGGACCTCAAGCGTGAACTGGAGTCCGCGCCTTACGGTTACCGACTCAAGGTCTACAAGCGCGTGCAGCCCTGGATGCGCGACGCCCGGCACGCTGAGGCCAAACGGTTGCGCGAGTGCGCGGCATGAAGCGCAGCGCCAAGGCTTGGCGCGGCATGGCGCTATGGGCCGAACGCAAGGCTGACGAGGCCGCAGTATCCAACGAACCTTGGGCGCTGGGCAACCTGCGCACCTATCAGAACTACGCTTCGAAGTGGTGGAGCGAACATTACAAAGCGGCGCGGGAGGAACCGGAATGCCCGACAACAACAACAAAGAACTAAAACGTCTCACGCGGGCGTTCGCTGCACGACGCGGCAATCAGGAACGCGAGCAGCCGCCGCTACAATTCAAGGGATATGATTTGACGTTCGATGGGGGATTCCCAATGCCAAAAAAGCGCAGGCGAGTTTTGTATAAATTGCACGTATCGCTATTTTTGGCTAACTTCAGCAATAAACGCATTTACGATAGTACCGCGCAGAACGCAAATCTCGCAATGTTCGATGCACTGCAGATCGCGGTGAACCTTTGCGCGCAGTTTCCCATTGTCGAGCGTTTTGAAATTGAGGTAAAATCAAAATGAGCACGAGCTACGGCACTATTAAACTGCGTGACGGCAGTACCCTAGAAGTCGAGGCGTTTGGCGTATCGGGATGCGTCAAATTATTACCCGATGTTTTCGCAAGTGGCGGGGGGATCGCTATTGACGACCCCGCGCAAATAGACGCGCTTATATCGCTGTTGGAGATCGCACGCGACCACGTGTGGGAACGGACGTGACCTCCTTCCTCGCCCACCTCTCCCTCGGCCTCGGCCTGGGATGGCTGACCTGGCGGCTGGCACCCCGATGGCTGAGTGGGAGGATTCCAAAGCGAAAGCCCTAGCGCGGGAACCAATCCCGTGCTAAGGCGTTTCCCGCACCTACCCCCGGAAACCGAGCATGGGCAGCCGATTCGATCCCAGCGACCGCCACAACGACGATATTGTCGCAGCGGTTGATCGCGCGTCCCGTCATATCGCCCAGACCCTCAACGCAGGGTTTCACCTGCTGGTCGCGGCAGCAAGCCCGCAAACCGACAACTCAGCCGAGATCGAGGCCGCTGCCAAAAAGCTCAACGACCTCACCGCCACGTTAACCAAGTCCACAACCTGAGAGAAGGAATCCCCCAATGGCCGGCCCCGTCGACCCCGAGACCCAGGCAATCGCCGATCTCAATTCCGCCGTCACCGACATCGGTACCGCGATCGCCGCTGAAATTACCGCACTGCAAAACGCCATGAACGCGCAAGGCGTCAACAACACCCCGGCGATCGAGGCCAGCGTATCCAATTTGCGCAGCCTCGTCAGTGCGCTCAAGCAGTCCGCGGGCGCCCCCGTCGTCACCCCGGCCTCGCCCATCGTCAGTTCGATCTCGCCGAGTGCCGGCCCGATCGCAGGCGGCACCTCGGTCACTGTCACCGGCACGGGCCTCACAGGCGCCACGGGCGTCACCGTTGGTGGAACGCCGGCCACCGCCGTCCTGGCAGGTTCCGACACGTCCCTGACCTTCACAACCCCGGCAAGCGCCGCCGGACCCGCCTCGGTGATCGTCACGACCCCGAACGGGGCCAGCTCGCCCCAGGTGTTCACCTACTCCTGATCCACCGCGGAGCGACGGTACCGCCAGATCCTGGTGCCGTCGCTCTCGCGCTTCTGGTAGCGCATAAATTTAAGCTGATGCAGCACGCGGCCGGCCTTGATCGTGTCCGACTGCTTCATGGCATCGGGGCGCATCTGGATAAACTGGTTATCGCAAAGCACCTCATGAACCGACACGTCCGTTTTGATTTTGTCGGGCATGTTGAGATATTTGTGAATCAGCTCGTGCCAGCCTTCGGTTTGCATCCTCTTTTCCTGTTCCTCGGCAGCTGCTTTCCACAAGCGTTCAGGCAGGAAGTGCGACACGCCGCTGGTCTCCAGCCACGACGCCTCGGCCCATAACTGGTCTCGGTCCCGCCGCAGGCTGCCCAGGTCGATGCTGCGCACGCTCACGGGCCAGAACCGCCGGTTGCCGGTATCGTCCTGCAGATATTCGCCCTGATTGGTCGAGCCGAAGAAAATGGTGCGACGCGGCTGGCTGATGCTGTAGCGGCCGTAGGCGGGTCTCGCGCGGTCCGATTTGCGTGAGGCGAACGACTTGACGTGTTCCAGATCGGCCTTGCGCATTCCATTCAATTCGCCGATTTCGTACAGCCACACGCCTTCGGTCAATTCCTGCTGCTTGCGGTCGTCGACGCCCAGGATCGACTGGTCGCTGAAGTTCTCAGTGCCGGCCAGTATCTCGATCGCCTCGGACTTGCCTAGTCCCTGCTTGCCTTCGAGCACGATGATCTGGTCGAACTTGGTTCCGGGGTTGCGCGCCCGTCTCACCGCGGCCACCAGCGTCAGTCGGCCGATCGCCGAGTTCAGCTCGTTGTCGTCGGCGCCGAGATAGGCCGCAAGCCAGCGGTCGAGCCGCGGCACGCCGTCCCATCTCACGCTGTCCAGATAGTCGAGCACCGGATCGAACCGCCGCGCGAGACATAAAATTTCACAGGCATCGCTGACGTTCTGCTTGTTCGGATCGAACCCCCAGCGGTATCGGATGACGTCGCGGATGATGGATACCACATGGTCCGACAGCTCCGCCGAGTTCCATTTGTTGATCAGCTCGCCCCCGACCAGCATCCGGTTATGGAACAAATCGTACCGGCATTGCAGGCCGAGCGCGCCGATGGCGACCTTGGCGTTGGTCATGGTCGAGCGGATCTTGCCCTCCTCGGTCATATCCGGAAAAAATATGGCCTGCGACGGGGCGGTAAAGGCCGCTGGGAGCGCGGGCTCGGCGTGATGGCCGTTGAGGGTGGGCTGCGGCCTCGGCGTTGCCGGCGGGCTTGCCAGAGGCGGTACGCCGCCATTCCAGCCCGCTTGTCGGGCGAGGTGATAGATCGTCCCCGCGGTCACGCCCGAGCGTCTGAACGAGTGCCATTTTTCTTCGAGCACGGCGAGCGCATATTTATCCGGGCATAATTGCGACCACTCATCCCAGAGCTGGAACCCGAGGTCGGTGCCGTCGCCACGCTCCCAGCCTAAGTCTTTCAGCGCCATGCCGACCTGGAACCAGGTCTCATACTGATTCGCCGGGATGGCCTGCAAGGCGCTGGTTAGCCGGGCTTGCTCGGATGCGGACCAAACCGTTTTTAGAGCTTCCGACGCTATCTCGCTGACGTTGTTGGACGATCCTCGAAGATATGCAGGCACAGGACCGAGATGAGCAAAACTTTCGATCCTATTTTTATTCGCATTGTCATCAGCTTGCACCAAACTGTTAAGAAGCCATAGAGGTAAATCGGCAATTGGTAATGGACTCAGCCACTTGTACGTAAACTTTGACCTAGCATTCACACTCGGCGGCAGCACGGTCCAGCCGCCATGTGCCTTGATGTCAATCCCGTCGTCGCCCGACTTTTGCCGCGGCTCGTTGTGGGTCCGGATGTGGCTTCCAGCCGGCGCCCGGAAATAAAAATGAAGCCCTCTGGCCGTTTGCGCGACCGCGGTGCGCGGGGCGCCGCCGTGCGCGGCCATGATGCCTTGCAGCCGCGCCAGCGCGCTCGGGCCGTCGGCGTCGATCACCACGATATCGCCCAGCGCTACGGCGAGGTTGGCTGTGGGTCGCTCGGTCCACCACGCCTCGATCGTCGCTGGGTCCGCGGTGGCGTCCAGGTGGCCGTGAGAGCCCTTCAGCGGCGTCTTGTAGCCGGTGATCCGGAAGACAGGCCAGCCGAGCTTCGCGTAGGCCAAGGCCCAGACCTTCATGTTCGACATGAGAAGCCCGTGTGCACCGTGTTGAATTGGTTTGGCAAAAGCTGCCCCTTGCAATCTTCCCGGAAGTCGGTAGAGTGGGGCCGTCAATCTTCCCACTCGGATCAAACTTCGCCCTCGGCCTTACACGCCGGGGGTTTTTCTTGTGCTATGGTTGCTCGCAAGGCGCTGGCTCGTCAAGCACAATTTTTCGAACCCCCTCGCGCAACAATATTTTTTCGCCCGTTCGTAGTTTTTACTATTTACAATCGCAAAAATTAGCGCATATTGGCGGGAACAAGGAGATTGACAGTGCGCGAGAAATTCATCGACCGAAAATTTAGTGTTGCAAGCTCGGCAATCATCGTCACCGCGAACGACATCTTGTCCGAGTACGAAGCCCAGGGTCTCGTGCTCACGCTGCGCCAGCTTTATTATCAATTCGTCGCCCGCGGCCTCATCCCCAACAAACAGAGTGAGTACAAGCGCCTCGGCTCGATCATCAACGACGCGCGGCTCGCCGGCTTGATCGACTGGAACATGATGGAAGATCGGACACGCACATTGCGCACCATCTCGTCGTGGGACTCGCCAGCTTCGATCGTTGAGGTTGTCGCCAAGCAGTATCAAGAAGATCTCTGGGCTTCGCAGGCATACCGGCCGGAGGTGTGGATCGAGAAGGACGCGCTGGTCGGTGTGATCGAGCGCGCGTGCCGCGAATTGCGTGTCGAATTCTTTGCTTGCCGTGGTTACTCGTCGCAATCTGCGCAATACGAAGCAGGACATCGTTTTCGGCGGTACATTGAAGCCGGGCAGACGCCCGTGGTGTTTCACTTCGGCGATCACGATCCCAGCGGTATCGACATGACACGCGATAACGCAGATCGGCTCTCGATGTTTGCAATAGAAGAAGTCGATGTCCGGCGCCTGGCGCTGACTTTCGAACAGGTCGAGCAATATAGTCCGCCGCCCAATCCTGCGAAGGAGAGCGACAGCCGGCACGAGGCTTATGCTGCGAAGTATGGCAACGAGTCCTGGGAGCTAGATGCCTTGGAGCCGACGGTGATCGACAACCTCATCCGAACCAACGTCGAGTCGTTAATCGACCGCAAGAAATGGAAAGCGGCACAGCGCTCGGAAAAAGAAAATCGTGACAAGCTCGTTCTCGTCAGCAATAAATGGGACGACGTCGCCGAGTTTGTGTCGGAGTAAAAACGCAATGATATTTCACTCCGACCCCGAACGCCCGGCCCTTCTCGACATGGCGAAGCTGCGTCTCGACCAATGCTGGCGGCGCAAGGAGATCGGCGATACGACCTATGTTCGCAGCCTGTTTTGTCTCGACGGCCGACGCTATACCGCCGACGTCGCAACCTCGGAACTGAACCTTCTCAAGATGGAGCGCCGACAATGAACTGGATTTGCATCGGAATTCTGGCCGGCTCGCTGATCACCAGCCTGCACGACAACAGGGAAGCCTGCGAGGGACGAGCGGTGACGCTGCGCGAAGCCAAGGCTGTCGTGAAGTGCGTCGAGATGCCAAGCGCGACTATTAGCTTCAGCACTACTTGCTGCGCGCTAGGTCGGTAATGGGCCGTAACCGGACCGACTCGACCCCTCAAGGCAAGCGCGCCAAGGCCTGGCGCGAGCGGGTCAAGCTGTCCCCGCAGGATCTGGCCGACGCCACCGGGTACAGCCTGGAAGCCGTGTACCAGTACGAGCGAGGCATCCGGGCCGACGGGAGCAAGTTGAGCGACTGGGCATGGCAGCGCTACCAGATGGCCTGCGCTGCGGTCGATCATCAGAAGCGGAGCGGGAGGGAGTTCGCGTGGTGAAAATCTGCGAATGCTGTGGGCATCCGGTGCCGGAGTACGACGCGCTGTCCGGCATGACGCGCGGGCAACAGGCGATCTTCGAGGCCGTGGAAAAAGCCGGGACAGCCGGTATTCGTCGTACTGCCTTGATGAACGCGATATACAGTCACGATCCCAACGGTGGTCCCGAGTACATGGGTGTGCTCAATGTCCAGCGCGCCAAAATGAAACCCGTTTTGGAAAAGCACGGGCTTAAAATCGTGACAGTCAATTCGGGCGGCACACGCTGGAGACTGGAAAAACTATGAACATCACCCCCGACGAAACAACCGTCCTGCTGATTGCCGCCAAGGGCGAGCCGATGATGCCGATAGGCCGATGGGCGGAGCCGACCAAGGCGTTGATCGCCAAGGGCCTGCTGGTCGCTCGCGGCCATCCCGGCGATCCCACCGGCCATTTCAACAACTACATCACGCCCGCCGGCATGGCTGCTGCCGAAGACCTCGACAAGCAGGAAGATCAGGCGCTGGCCGACGTCATCAATCTGTCCCGCGGGGTCACTCACGCCCAGAACAAGGCAGCGGCCAGCGCCGAGCAGATCGCCGTGCAGCTGGTCGACCTCGCCGAGCTGTCGTCCAAAACGATCGGCGATGCCAAGATCGAGGCGCTGCGCAACTGGGCGCGAGTGATTCTTGAACGGGCGCTGGAGATGATGAAGTGAGCGACATTGACAATCCAGCGGATGATCGCATCGAGCCTGTATATCGTTGCATGCCGTTCTGGGACCGAGGATTCGAAGTAGCGAAGCGTTGGTACCACGAGGAATGGGACGGTTCGTATATTCAGCTCACCCTAGCGCGCGATATCGCGCAAGCTATCGAAGTCGAAGTCGAACGAGCGCTGACAAAATGATCGACCCGGACGCCCAGTTCTTTATCCAGCATCCGGACCGTCAGGTCCGCATCCGCCTGCCGGTTAAGACCGCGCATCGTGACCAGCAACGCGCCGTGCGTTATCTGAACGAGTGCGAGATCGAATTCCGTCACCTCGGCGGCCACGATCCCAGGCGCCGCCGGATCATCGCCGTTCGGCTGCCCGCCGACCACGCCACGCATCCCAACACGATCATGAAAATTCCATTCCTGGCGTTCGCCGACGAGACGATCGAGGACAGGGACGACGTGCTGTTGCCGTTGTTGCAGGCGATCATGGTGCAGGAGGCGCAGTCATGAAAAAAGTATATTATGTTGATCCGAGAGGCGTTAAGCGCTTTACTGTGCCCCTTGGATGCAATGAAGGCACTCACAAAATAACCGCGACGCAAAAAGAAAGAGGAGCTTGCAACAAAGCATGGTCAAGCGTTTCTGAAACACATAATGGAACGCACCGCTGTTGCTTACCTCCCGGCCACGAAGAACGATGTCGATGTATTTGTGGATGGCCAACTCATTTCGTTACGAGATATTTTTAATGATTGCTTCGAAAGAATTCGACCCGCGCAAGCAACGGCTGAGCTACAAATCGGGAAGCCCGAAGCCATACACGCTTCGCAAGTTGACTGAATTGCAGTTGGCGGTACTTGCTTGCGCTCGTGACGATTTGATTCGAGGGCCGTTTACAAAGTATGCGGCCGGACAGTCGTTCCAGGTTTTTACGGTTTTTAATCGGTTCGATGTCACGGGGCAAATAAAGTCGTTACGCAAGCGCAAGCTGATAAGATATCCGACGCGAGACCAGCGGCACGACGCTCATTTTCCGCTGACCGAATGGGGTCTCGCCGAACTCGCACAACATCCGGAGTTCTGATGCGTCCCGTCGTGCTCGACTTCGAGACGTACTTCGCTGACGACTATACGCTGTCGAAGATGACCCAAGAGGCGTACACGCGCGACCCGCGTTTCGAAGCCCACGGTGCCGCGATCAAATGGGATGCCAACACGTCGGCACAATGGTACGATCAGCGCGAGCTTGCCTACATCCTGAAAGAAGAGGACTGGTCCGATGTTTTTCTTATCCATCATCATGCTCAATTTGACGGGTTCATCCTTAGTCAGCATTACGATGTTCATCCTGCCATGTTCGGCTGTACGCTCTCGATGGCTCGTCTTTTGCTTGGGAATCATCTCTCGGTCTCCCTCGATTCGGTCCGTAAACATTTCGGAATTCCTGCCAAGACAACGCCTTACAATTTGTTTCGCGGAAAACACTGGAACGAATTGACACCACAGGTTCAACAACAAATAGGCGAAGGCGCCATCGACGAAGTCGAGTCGATCTGGAAAATTTTTGGACTTCTGATGAAAGCAGGCTTTCCGCCCGCCGAACTCGAAGTCGTTGATTCCATCGTCAAAATGTTTTGCGAGCCCGTCCTCGAACTCGATACCGCCATGCTTGCCCAACTCTGGGAGTCGGAAGCGACTCGCAAGATCAATGGCGTCAAAGCGCTAGGCATTGACAATGGTCAATTGTCGTCGTCCAATCTGTTCACTGAACTACTGGAAGCCGAAGGCATCGAGATCGAATACAAGGACGGAAAGAATGGACCCATCCCCGCTTTCGCCAAGAACGACCCGTTCATGCGGGACTTCCTCTGTGAGCACGACAACCCTCGCGTTCGTGCGCTGGCGGAAGCGCGCCTTGCGGAAAAATCCACTCTCTTGCAAACACGAGCCGCGACGCTGGGCTGGGTGGCGTCACGCGGACCTGCACCTGTTTACCTATTTTACTCTGGAGCTGGCACGTTACGACCGTCTGGAGGAGATGGGTGTCTTACTGCTCAAACGCAGATATTGACACTTGACATCTCCGGCACACCAAAATACAAAAACATCGTAGACGTGCTTATCACCGACTTGGTGTGGGACGGCGAGGAATTCGTCGAGCACAACGGTGTAGCTTTCCAAGGCTATAGAGAGGTCGTTAGTTGGGATGGGATCAACGGCACATCTGATCACCAAGTCCTCGCTGGTGAAACGTGGCAAGACCTTGGGGAGGCTATACGCACAAAAACGCCTATCGTGGATTGTCGCGAACCCACGCCTTGGGAAGTGGAGGCTGGTCGCGCCCGCCAACGCTCGCGCGCTATGGGTTAAGTGTGAATGTGATTGCGGAACACGAAGAAAGGTTCTGCTAAAGGATTTGAAGGCAGGAAAATCTACGCAGTGCGGACTTTGTATCGAACAACCTTCGTTCTACCCCACTGTGCAAGACAAAAAATTGGCGCGCGCAATCAATCAGTGGAAAGTAAGATGTTGCTGGCCAAAGGCTTCAAACTACAAAGACTACGGCGGACGGGGAATAGAATTTAGATTCGCATCAGTCCAAGAAGCATTTGCATGGGTAGTTGAAAATATAGGATATCCGCCGCCAGGATTAAGCATCGATCGTATCGACAACGAGAGACACTATGAACCAGGCAATCTCCGATGGGCAACTCGATCAGAACAAATGTTCAACCGTCGCGCTTGGAAAATGGTGTAAAGCTGCCCGTTTACGACATTATAAATTGCGGACCGCGAAATCGGTTCGGAGCAAACGGAAAGTTAGTTCATAATTGCAACTGGCTTAACTTCAAACGTGGTTCCCCTATTCGTCGAGCAATCAAGGCGCCGACTGGATTTTATCTAGCGCCGGTAGATTCGTCCCAACTTGAATGCCGGATCGCGCATTATCTCGCCGGCGGCGCCGATGAACCGGTGGTTCGGGATTTCAGGGCCGGTAAGGATCCCTACGTTGGCGTGGCGTCACATTTTTACCAGGAAGAAATTTACAAGGCCGAAGTCGGCGATCCGCGCTACGACGAAATGACCGCCAAGCGCGGCATGGGCAAGCAAGGGAGGCTCATGTGCGCTTTCGGTGCGTCCGGCAAGCAGTTCAAGGCGACCGCGGCATCCGGCACATACGGCCCGCGTGTCGACATGACGCTGGATGAAGCTGACAAGTTCGTTGCATTGTACCGGCAGGACAATCCGTCGATCTGCGCCCGCGGCACCGGCTACTGGGCGCAATGTGAGCGGATGCTGGCGCGGCTGGCTGGGGGCGATCCCATCGATTACGGTCCTGTCCACATCGAAAATCATCGAATCTATCTACAAGGACGTCCGATGATTTATGACACCATCGAGTACCACACGCCGCAATCGGACGAGGAAAACCCCAGGCGAGGCTGGCGCGTCAAGAAGCGCGATGGCTGGCGCTTCATCTGGGGCTCGAAACTTCTGCAAAATTTGTGCGAAGGTATCGAGACAGTAATTATCTCGCAGGCTATGACCCGCATCAAGAAAAAATATGGTATCCGGACCTTGAACTGGCCTTATGATGAGTTACTGTTGCTGATACCTCGTAATGGCCGGGAAGAAGAAATGCTGGCGTTGTGCAAGGCCGAGATGGTCGTCGAGCCTTCGTGGCTGCCGGGATTGCCGCTGGCGTGTGATGGGAGTTTGTCAGATCGCTATGAGAAGTAGAGCACTCATTGTCCGCGACTCGTTTTCCAACCCCTACACCTGGGGCTGGCACCGGTTTCTGATCTGGGAACGCTTGCGCAGAGGATTGTCGATATGACGACAATCACTGCCGAATACAACAACAGCAGGGACGGAATTATGACTTGGACCGTAGTCGATGATGGACCGATGATTCAGGTGCGAGCCATGATCAACCCGATCACTGATGCTGACGAACTGAAAAAGTTGATCATCGCTTTGGTTAAGCGACATCCGCAGATGGCGGGCCATGTCTGAATTGCGAATTACACAACTGGAAAAGGAAAACGCTGATGGACAGCACCTTGCCTGATTTCGAACAGCCCCCTGCATCGATCGAACCGGCGCCGAAGAAGCCGAGGCGCAAGCCGACCAAGCGCAAGAGACCAGTGAAAAAGGCTGCGGTTCGCGTTGCGGCTCCCAAGCGACCGAGGAAGGTTCGGCCGGCGAGGAAGCGCGTCGTCACGCCAATGAACACCAAGAATACGAACCATGGCGGGCGATTCACAGTCGAAGCCTATCGGTTGATCGGGTTGCTGCTGGAACAGGACGTTCCTAATCGCAATCTGATCATGGCGATCGTCAAGGGAATGTCATGACCGATTTCGCTGCCGAGCTGAAGGAACTGATCGACCGGTGGCGGCAGCATCCCGACGTCTACGACGAGGATTTAGTGCTGGCGCTGGCAGAAGCCATCAACGAGCTTGACCCCGATGACGACGATTGACCTTACGATTCCTGATTACCTGCGGCGAGACAAGGACAATAAGATGCCGGAAATTTCGAAGCCGCTGGTGTACAGCTTCACCATGCTGAACACGGCGGACACCTGCCTGCATCGTTGCTATCGCCAGTACGTCAAGCGCGATATTCCATACGTGCCGACGCCTGAGATGGAGTTCGGTAACGAAGTCCACACCGCGATGGAGCATCGGGTCGGCGGTAAGCCGCTGCCAGAAAAAATGCGGCACTGGGAGCCGATCGCTGCGACCTTCGCCCGCCCCGGCGCGCGTTCGGAAATGAAGATGGGCGTTACCCGCGACGCAAAACCGGCCGAGTTTTTCGGCAAGGACGTTTTTTTGCGGGGCAAGATCGACGTCACGCTGATCGAGGGCACGTCGGCGTTTCTTCCGGATTGGAAGACGGGAGGTAGCCGCTACGAAGATCCGTTTGAGTTGGAAATCCAGGCGCTGATGCTCAAGATCGCCAATCCTTATTTGACCAAAATTGGCGGGTGTTACGTGTGGCTCAAGGAAAACCGAATTGGCAAGCCTTACGATCTGACCGACGTCAATTCGACGTGGGCGAAGGTTCACAACAAGGTCGAGGTGATCGAGGACGCGATGAAGGCGGGCGAATGGCCGAAGACCAAGGGGCTGTTGTGCGGATTCTGCGGCGTCAAGGACTGCGAGAACTGGTTCGAGGCGAGGCCGAAATGATCCACACTCCTGAATGGTACGAAAAACGCGATATAGGACTGTTTCTCGACCGGCTCGGGCCTGATATCTGTTCTTATGTCAAACATACGACCGGCGGCTTCGGAAAATCCGGTAACGGCGACTTCACGGTAAATCTCATGGGCGCGTACTGGAATGTTGAGGCGAAGCGGCCTGGGAAAGAACCAACTGGAGTTCAGGAGCGTCGGGCCAACGAGGTCAGGCGCGCCCGAGGGCATTCGGTAGCCGGCACCGCCGAGGTGGTGATCGCTGCCATGCGCGAGTGGCTGGCTGTCAGGGGCGTGGTGGTGTGACCACAATCATCTCCTACGGCATCGGCACGGATTCGACCGCGTGCATTCTGCTCATGATGGCGAAGCGCGAGCCCCCACCGCACGCGATCTTGTCAGCGGATACCGGCGGGGAACGCAGCTACACTTACGACTACTTAAAAATGTTTTCGGCGTTCATCCAGCGTTATGGTTGGCCCGCGATCACGGTTGTTCGTCGTCAACGCCGCGACAAGTCGTGGAAGTCACTGGAGCAAGATTGCCTGGATCGCAACGCGCTGCCCTCGGTCGCCTACGGATGGAAGACGTGCAGCCAGAGTTATAAAGTGGCGCCGCAGGATAAATGGGCCAACAGCGACGCACATTGCAAAGTCGAGTGGAAGGCCGGGCGCAAGATCACAAAAATCATCGGGTATAATTTTGACGAGACCAAGCGCGCCAGTTTCGGCGAGGACAAAAAATATATTCGGCGCTATCCGCTGATCGAGTGGGAAATCGGAAAAGAAAAAGCGAAGTGGGTTATCGAACGCGCCGGTCTCCCACTTCCCGGCAAGTCGGCTTGTTTTTTCTGTCCGCATGCCAAGGTGCCCGAGATAAAAAAGCTCGCCGTCGAGTACCCCGATCTCGCGCAGCGCGCACTGGCAATCGAGGCGGGCGCGAAATTGACTAAAATCAAGGGACTCGGCCGTCGCTTTGCCTGGGCCGATGTTTTACGCGATCACAACTTCGCTCCTGTAGAAGACCCGTTCGACGAAGAACCTTGCGGCTGTTACGATGGCTGAATTCTGGCTCGACGACTCCCGCAACCTCGTCATCTACGCAGGCCAGCCCGGCACTCTCACGCAATACATCCCCGACCTCATCACGCTCAGCCCCACTCACTTCGCCGTCAAGCGCACGCTACAGAACCTGCAGGTGCTGGCGTATTATAATTGGTCCGTGCCCCCGGTCATGACGGATTCGAATTACGACTGGCCGATCGAGCCCGGCAAGACGCCGCTGCCACACCAGAAGGTCTACGCCAATTTTACCGTGTTGCATCCGAGGATGATGAATCTCGGGGAGCCCGGAACAATGAAAACCATCGCCACTTTGTGGGCAATGGACTATCTATTGCTGCAGGCGAAAGAACGCTTTCGGTGTATCGTGGTCGCCCCCCTGACCATCCTGGAAACGACATGGGCCAAGACGATTTATCGCAATTTCCTCGGACGTCGTTCGTTCGAGATTTTAACCGGTACGCCAGAGCGTCGACTAAAGCGACTGGAATCTGATGTCGACATATTTTTAATCAATCACGACGGCATCAAAGTCGGCGCCCATATTCGTCGCAAGGTCGATCCTCGTAATCCTCGTCAGAAGCGCATTGAACTGGATGGCTTTTCCGCGGCGCTCGCTGCCCGTGACGATATAAAACTGGTTGTGATTGACGAGGCGCATGGTTTTGGCGACCCGTCGTCCGCGCGCTCGGGCGTCGCCAATATGCTGTTCGGCGTTGGCAAACGACCGATGTTGAAGCAGCTCACGGGTACGCCGACAGCTACCGCGCCGACCGACGCCTACGGTATCGCAAAATTATCGAATAATGCTTACGGCAAATCGTGGACCGGGTTCAGACTTGAAACGATGATAAAAGTCAGCGAGTTCCGCTGGATTCCCAAGAAAGAAGGCTATGACGCCGCACGGCGCCTTTTGACACCTGCGATCCGATTTGGGCTCGATGAAATATGGACCGAAGGCGTTGACCTGCCGATGACCTTTCAGCGCCGCAAGGTCGAGTTGACCGAGGCCCAGAAGCAGGAGATGAAGCGGCTCAAGAACGAGTTGCAGGTAATCTCGGCCTCGGGTCACGCCATCAGCGCCGCCAACGAGTCGGCGGCCCGCCAGAAACTAATTCAGCTTTCTCTCGGCGCGATATACGACGGCGACCACGTCGCGCACCTGCTCGACGCCGCGCCTCGTTACCGCGAGCTGGAAGAAATAGTCGAGTCTACCGAGCGCAAAGTCGTGGTGTTCGTGCCGATCACCTCAGCCCTGCATCTCGTTGTCAAATATCTGCGGGAAACCTGGAAGCGCAAGAAACGACCGTGGAAGTGCGACTTCATCAATGGCGAGGTAGCAGCGGGGAAAGAACGCGACGCGGTGATCAACAACTTTGTCAGCGATCCCGACTTCAAACTGGTGGTAGCCGACCCGCAGACCGCCACCGAAGGCATAAATGAATTCGTGATTGCCGACACGGTTGTCTGGTTCGGCGCCACCGACCGGGCCAAGGCGTGGATACAGGGCAACGCGCGGGTTCGGCGCCCGGGGCAGTTGTATCCGTCTACCTGCTTCCAGCTGGTATCGACCAAGCTGGAGGAAGAAATCTTCGATAGATTGGAGAATAATACCAGCATGCAAGGACTAATGTTGTCGGCGATAAGGCGGGGTGATTTTTAGTACTTGACAATGATTCTAATCTCGTAGAAATTACGAACGAAGTTATTTCGGAGATACGGATAGATGTTGTAGTGGCGTTGAAAAGCATCGTTGAAGGTGGCGGCCACTACCGGTTCCTGAGATGCCTGCCGTATCTGCGAAATAACTATCAAAAGGAACAACATGCCCCCTCGCCATCGCTCCGCTCCCACGCCGCAAGCCAGAGATCGATTAGCTGCAGTCGAACCCCCGCCCCCCGCCGGCCACAACTCGGAAGCAACCGACGACGCCTTGATCGCCGAGAACTTCCGGATCGAGGAGCAGATCAAGGCCGCCAGTGCCAAGCTCGACGAGTGGGCTGCCCCGCACAAGGCGCGAATCAAGGAAATCGAGGATCAGTTGTTCGCCCGCCTCACGGAACGCAAGGCTGACTCCACCAAGACCGACAGCGGCACGGCTTACATCTCGACTGTCGGCTCGGTGAAGATCGAAGATCAGGAAAAACTGTTCGACTTCGCCGCGGACAATTGGGAAGCCTTCAAGGGCGAGATCAAGCTGGCCATCGGCATCAAGGCCGTGCGTCGGTACATGGAAGAACACGAGGGCAACGAGCCGCCCGGCACCAAACTCAGCAATTTTAACAGGCTTAATATCAACAGGAGCTAACATGAATTTGCCAGCCCATCTTCAGCAATATCAAGCCCCCGATATCAACGCCGCGCTCGGCCAGAACCTCGGCAGCGCGATGCCGCCGCACGTCTCGATCGAGGGTGGCCGGTTCACCCTGGTCGACGCCTCGAACAACGAGATACCGGTCCCGACGTTCGATCCGAAGATCGGCGTCTATCTCGACGGCGCATTGATCGACGTCAATGAGCACATGAGCCGGATGTATTACATCAAGGATTATGACCCGTCGGCTGCGGGCGCCCCGCCGGACTGCTGGTCCGACAACGGCGTCGCCGCCTCGATCGGCGCCACGTCAGTCCCGCTGCTGCAGCCTCCGCACCCGCGCGCCGGCCAGCCGGCTGCGACCTGCGCGGAATGTTCGATGGCGGTGTGGGGATCGAAGATATCGAACCTCGGCAGCAAAATTCCGGCTTGCAGCCAGAAGCAGAAGGTTGCGCTGCTGGTTCCGGGGTTCCCGACGTTGTTCTTGCTGGCGGTGCCGCCGAACAGCCACAAGTTCCTGCGCGAGTACGTGGAGAAGTGCCGGGGCAGCGGTATCAACATGGCCGACGTCATCACTCGCATCTCGTTCGTGCCGGGCGTGCAAGGCACCTTGCAGTTCTCCGGCGTCAATTACATCGACGAGCCGACCGCCAAATTGCGTCAGGCTGCATACGCCGAGAAGAAGACCGACGCCCTGGTGGGGCGGAACGACGTGCCGCGGCAAGGCACCGCCCAGATCGTGCAACAGAACACGCCGGGGATGACCCACGGGCAGGCCGCACAGCTTGAGCATCAGTTGCAGGCTCCGGCCCAGCAGGCGCAACAGCCCACCCCTTTTGTCCCGTCTGCGGCTACGGCCCTCTTCCCGACCCAGCAATCGTCGGGTCAGCCCCTTGTCCAGTCTGCGAACAATCCTGAACCCGCCCCCGCGACCCGCAGGCGACGCAGGACGGCGGCGGAGATGACGGCGGCCAATGAAGTGGCCGGTGCCAATCAGCTCCCCCAGCAGCCCGCCGCAGCCCCGCAGGCCCCCTTCCCGCACCCCGGACAACAGACGCAGCCGCAAGGAACCCAGGCGTTCATTACCAACGCCCCCAGCCAGCAGGCTCCGCAAGGCAGCTTCGGCATCGCGGCCGGCACGCCTGCAGCTGCGGATCCGGCGGTCAGCACCATGCTTGACAACTTCTTCGGAAAGAGCTGACCGATGAGCTTTCAGTCCCGACTGAAAAAGTGCATGCGGCGACGCAACATGCGCGTCGCCGATCTCGCTCGCTGGTTCGATCGCCCGTACACCACCGTTCGCGAGTGGGTGCTGTACGGGCGCGAACCGGGGGAAGACAAGTATATTGCGAGACGGATGGTGGCGCTGGAACGGGCATGACCAACCCCACGGACAACACGGCAGCAATGCTGCCGATAACAATTGTTGAACCAATGAGAATAGCAAATGGTGGATGGATCAAGTTGTCGTCTGGCCGTGGTATCTTGTTATCAAAGGTAGATGCTTCCACTCTCCGCACCCCCACCTCGGTCATCAAGGGAGACCAGCGGGAGGCGATTGCGTGGGCATTGGTCCGTCGCCGTTTTCCGTTGGACAATCTGGAGCGACTATTCAATCGGTTCAATGATAATCCTGCGCACGTTCCGGCAATTCATCGGCGCTGCATTGAAAATGCTTATGCCGACGCTGACGCCATCCTCGCCCTCGCCTCCCCCGACCATCGCGATAGCGGGGAGGCTTCTTAAGATCTCGGATTGACTATTGTGTAAGGCGAGATATCGATAACGTGCAGGCGCGTGGCGCGGCCTCCACTGTTCGCGTCGTACACCATCCACATATTACCCGACACCTGATATTCCAGAGCGATGACATGATGCGGTCGAACGCCGGCCATGTGCGGGGCAGCTACCGTTCTTTTGAAAGCATACCACGCTCGCGCCAGCCACGGAGCTGCACGAGCACTGCCCAACAGGCGAACCGCGGCGCCGCAGGCGCAGAATGCCGAGCGCGGACAGCCGGCCGGATGCTCGACGATCGTGGCTTCGCGCTGCACGACAGGAACTGCTCTGCGGGTGACCGGCGCGGATCGCAGGGCGTGGCGTTTCGGCGCTACCCCGCCGATTCCAAGCTCTCTCGCGACGTACTTACCGCGCGCCACGCGCTGATTCTCGCGTACCGCGGAAGGCGAAGTAGGCGCTATGCAAGGCCACAGGATGTTGCACATCGGATGCAGGCCGGTCGAGACGTGCCGCTGTCGGGCTTCAACGCCGCTTGAAAAAAGTCCGAGGAAGATCGCCGTCAGAACGAGATACTTCATGTGATGCTCCTGTCAGATTTCTTCGATCGTCACGCGATAGGTTTTGTCCCGCTTTAATTCGCCGCGGGACCGTAAAAGGTTCAGTAAAATGTGTTCATCTTGTGAATTGGGTGCCGATTCGACGGTCAGCAATATCTTGGAAATACCGTTGCGGGGCACCACCGCGGCAGCTTTTGCTTCGAACCGCATGTCAGTGCTTCGGCACGTTGGCGAGCTTCAACTCGGCGACGCCTTGACTGATGTACTTGGTTTCCTGTTCCAGGATCGTAATCGAATTTGTCATCGCATCTTGCCGACTCACTACCATTTTATTGTCGATACGAATGCTCTCCAGTTGCTCAGTCAGGGTAGCCATCTTACTTGTCGCCAACATGTAACCCGAAATGAAACCGCCTGTAGCCACCACCACCGTGACAATGGACGAGATTGACCCGATCGCCACGAGGCTAAATCTGGCAAAGCGCTTGCCATTGGACGAGACCTCTACTGTTTTATCGTCGAGCATTTGGCGATCGTCTCCCGTTGCACATCGTTAGACAAACGCAGCGCTCGTTCCAAATGTTGCCCATCCAGCGCCTTCACCGCTTCATTGATCTGATCGCAGTTCGGCGGCGGGACGGGCTCGGTTTTGTTGTGCCTGTGATGAGGGCGATAGTGTGGCTCCCACGGCCAGCGAAACGTCGAGGCATCTGCCGTCGAGGCGGCCACCAAGATCAAAAGCGTGATCGCAAAAGGGCGCATCATCACCGCCTCGGCAGGCTATCAACCTGCGCCTGCAGACGATGGAGTTGATCGGATGTATTCGCCACCTGCACGGATAGGCCGCTCTGGATCGCATTTGTTCTGGACTGCTCGTCCACCATTTTGCTGATCTGGACCCAGACTTTTACCTGTCCGTCCTTCAATTCGGCCAATCCGTCGTGCTGGTTTATTTGAAGTGCGGCCAAACCATCCCGTTGCCCGGTTCTCAGATCATTGATGACCCAGCCCAGTCCTCCAATCGTAATCGTAAAGAGAGCAGGCATCACGAAACGGGCAACCGAGATCATGACCGTGGAGTCGATGATCTTTCGGAACGGCGCATCGCTAGCCGGTACGTTTACGGTATCCTGCGGAGCGTGGTTATCTGGCATTCCATCGGCCACAATTCACCCGCTCCCGACGTTGCTGTTTTCCTGAGACGGATCGTTGTGCGACGTGGCGCGATCAAGCCACTTTTGCGTTTCTGCGTCGCTCCAGCCGGGAACAGCGAAGCCCTCGGTCGCAAGCGCGCTCGCCGCCTCGCTATGGCTCATGCCGGTCGCCATCTTGGCGCCAATGGCCGAGGCTACCTGCCCGACGATGTTGCCGACAACCCCGCCGACCTGAATTAGCGACGGGATGAGCGACAGCAGCAGGCTCCATTCGGCCGGCGACATCGCTGCAATGAGGCCGAGCAGCCCGATCATATCAGCCGCCCTGCTTGATCAGCTGCTCGATTTCGAGCACGCGGGAGGGGATGTCAGTACCGGGAGCGGTCAAGGTCATGGCGAGTGCCGCGGCCGACTGCGGCAGACCTTGCTCGGTGACAAGTTTCATCACGAGTTCGTTTTCTACCGCGGGGTTGCCAGTGAACTGCAGGAGTTGCGAGCAGATTGCCATTTCCGCCGACTGGTTCGGATTCGACGCGAGGCCGATGCTTTGCAAGATGCTCGGCATGGAGGTAGACGAGACGCCAGCGGCAGTCAGTGCCGTGGTAAGGCCGGATAAGGTTGATCCGACAGAAGTCCAATTGATAGCCATATTCTTATTTCCTTGCGGCGGTTGAAATTGCCCGGCAACCGGCAGGCTCGGGTTTAGCGATTGGTGATGGAAGCGCGAATCATCATGGCGGGGACCGTCGCGATCGAAGCCCGGCATCACGGCGTTTTCTGCTGCGCACTGACCACCGCAAACGCGGCATTGAGTGCGTCGAGGACAACTTTCGCCAGTGCCTCGTCCGGCACCATGGAGCTATCGAACGAGCTGTAATCGTTGATAGCGACTCGTGCCGCGGCAACAGCCGCGTCGATAGCTTCCTGGCTTGGAGTCATTTGGTTACCTCGTTGGCTGCGGCGACGATCGCGGTTTTGGTTTCGGGCGGGATCGGGGTGTTCGGATCTTTGACGGCAGCGAGTACCGCTGGGGCCTGATTGGTGACCTTGGCCGAATTACTGGCGAATCGGGCCATGACCGCGCCGATGATCGGAAAGGCAACCACGAGGATTTGCCACATCGACGTCGCACCGTGAACGACCTGGCTGAGTCCGTTGAAAATCTCGTTCAGGGCGTCGGTGAAGCCCTTTTGCTGCGCGGCCGACATCAGGCCGATGCCACCGACGAACCCTGCGGCGATACTGGCATAGTTCCGTCCCGAGGCCAGAAGCCTGCCGACCGTCTCGCTTGATAGCGCCATGTGATGCTCCTTACGGTTGCGGAAACTGCCACATTTACCGGAACCCGGCAAGTCAGAAGGCCAGGTAGACCGCCTTCCAGCGCCGCAGCCACGTAATCCGGTCGGAAAGGCCCGTGTAGCCGCCGTTCAAGTGCTTGGTAACCATGGCGATATTGTCGGCCTTGGCCCACGGCAGGCAGCCGCACAGGATGAAATCGGCCACCCCACATTCGAGGAACCAGTGGGGGTCGTTGACGAGATCCGGGGTCTTGAGAAGGTCGAGGTTCAGCTTCGCGCCAAGAGCCTTGTAGCCGTCGTGCCCGGTGGTCTGGGTCGCGCCCCGGCCGCGGTAATTCCAGCCGTCGTTCGAGTTGGCCGCGTTGCCCATTCTACCCCCATAGACCTTGTTGGCGAGCAGTTGCGGGTTGTGGGCGTAGGGGATCGCAGCGTTGACGTTCGGGAAGCGCGAAGGCCACACCTCGCACATCCTGGGCGCCGAGTAGTTCAGGTTCTCGACCACCTCCATCCCGGCGTTACATTCGAGACTAATCTGCGCCATCAAGTGCGCGATCACCAGCGAAGGCTCGATTCCGTATTTCGAAAATACAGTCGGCGCGGCCCGGGCGATGCCGTCGCGCAGGCCGGGGATCAGCCGGTCGCCCTCGGGCCAGAGGTTGTAAAGGGAGTTGATGAAGGCCATTATTTTTTCTCCGGTTCGTCCTTCGGCTTTTCCAGTTCCTTGATCTTGGCGTTCGCCTTGGCGAGTTCGGCCTGCACGCCGATCAGGCTGGCGCTGCAGTTCAACCCGCCTTGGATTTCCTGCATCAGCTTTGCGCCGAGGGCTTGCTCGCTTGGCGTTTGTTGCTGGGCCAGCGCGGATGTTGCCGTCAACAAAGCTAGCCCGATGATAAATGCTCTCACTTGCGGTTCTCCATAATTTTAATCCGTTACCCAAGTTGTTCCGTTGCAATAGACCGACCCGTGAACCGCCCCACCGCCTGTTGCGTTAGTGAGAAAGGTTGGGGCCAACAAATCGGCAGTCCCGGCGTCAGTTTTACCGTCTCGGACGGATTGCGGCAGAACTCGCCATAGGTGCGGGGCTGGGTCATTCCTTTTTCTCCGTCGGCTTGGTTTCCAGTTCGCTGATCTTCTTTTGGGCGTCCGCGAGTTGCTTCTGTAAGCTCTCGATCACCCTGCCCTGCTGCACCAGCGTCTGTGCCCATGTGCCGATCACGCCGTTGATTTGCAGCGCGGTTTCGGGAGGGGAAGGCTGGCCCTGTTGGGCGAGCGCAGGAAGTGGCAGCAGGAGGATCAGGCCGGCGATGAATGCTCTCACTTGCGGTTCTCCAGCTTTGCGATGCGGGTTTCAAAATTGTCGTTTTCGCCTTTTAGCTGCATGTACCACCTGTTCCTGTTGCTGCCGTGATGATTCCACCCTTGATCGTGATACTAGCGATAACTGTTAACGCGCCAGAGCATGTCACGCCCTTTGTGCCGCCAGCATAGAATACCGTACCAGCAGAGATTTCCGCGCCGCCGTAGATTGCGCCAAGTGCACCCAATCCACCACTTAATGTTATAGAACCCGTCGAAGTTGATGTAGAAGCCACCGTTGAACCAAATTGTATGGAGCTATCGACATATTTGATATTGATCGCATTGCCGACTGCAAAGTTATATAATGAAAAATCGGTGGAGGCATTACTACCGCCGATCAGCGAAGAAAGTTCGCCGACACCCCAACGCGCGGTGCCATTGCGGTAAAAGGTTAATGCACTGCCACTGCCTGTACCGCTTGAACCGTACAAGTTTATATTATTATTTTGGCTATTCGCAGTTCCACCGGGACCCATGTTAAAAGCATTCCCGTAGCCCGTCAGTGTCACAACACCAGAAGCACTGAGCGACGTAAACGATCCTGCCAGTGGCGTTGTGGCACCGATGATGACATTGTTGATATTGTTACCGCCTCCCGAAATTGTTCCGCCAAGCGTGAAGGCAGGGATAGTACCGGCAGATGAGGGTGAACCAAGCGCGCCACCGTTGACGACGAATGATCCGGCAGTCCCGACATTTATGCCGAGCGCGGTCAAAGTCCCGGTGCCGGTCGTTATTGTAGACGACGCTTGCAAACCGCCGCCAATCACAAGGGCATTGGAGGTTAGAGCAGCGGCGCTGGTAACGCAGGTAGCGCACCCGATGGTGCCGGTGGTCGTGATTGTGCCACCAGTGATCGGGCTTGTGGTCGCGATGCTGGTTACGCCCGTCCCGGTAGGTGTGCCCCACGTCCCATCGCCGCGCCAGAACGTCGAAGATGACGCGGATGTGCCGCTGTTCAGATTGGTCACGGGAAGATTGCCGGTGACGTCGGCCGAGAGGGAAACCGCGGTAAAGGATGGGATGCCCGCAGCATTGCCATGTAGAACCGTCGTGGTCGTTCCGAGCGAGCCTAGCGTAGCTGGTGTCGTTCCAGCGCCGCCGCCAACCATAAGCTGATTTGCGGCCAGTAGTGCCGAGGATGCAATCGTGGTCGCGCCGCTAAAATAGGGAATGCCGCCGCTGGTGCCGGAAGCAATACCCGTGCCCCCGCGCCCGACAGCAAGCGTACCTGTCCATCCCGCAGTGATCGACGCTGCTGCAAGCAATGCCGTGCTTGGCGATCCACCAAGCGTCAGCGTGACGTTGGTGTCGTCAGTTTTGGTAAGCGCTGCGCCGCTGGTGATCGCCGATGCCGGGCACGAAAGCGCCCCCGCCGCCGTCAGCGCGCATCCGGTGATCGACTTCGGTAGCGGATCGGCGCCAGTCTGTCCAACTACCAGTTGCCCATCGGTCATCGCGGCCGTCGCATTGAGTGCGGCGGTGCCTTCGCCAATCAAAATGCCGCCTAAAAGTATTGTCCTGCGCCCTGTCCCCCCCTGGTTAACAGGCAACGCATTCCCAAGCGCGAGAGAGTCGATATATTGCCCGCCCCAATATGCACCCTCGGTGCCGGACAGAACACTGTTGGCATCGGAGTACATGGTGCCGCTGCCATCTGCGATCAGGTTCTGGAACGAATAGGTATCGCCAGCTGCTGGAAAGGTGCTTTCCAGCCTAATCATGGAACGGCTATAGCCGTTCGTCGCCGCTAACTTGGATGTTAGCGTGCCGTTGACTGTAACGCTGCGCGCAGCAACTACCTTAAGCCAGTCGCGCTGATAAAGCGTGCCGTTTCCAAGGCCCCAAGCGTTACCGCCGATAATCTGAAGATTACCGAATTTGTAGGTGGCTCCGACGAGAAAATCCGCGCCGGTGTTGGTGGTGTTCCAGTTGCTCTCGCCGTGCGGCGCAACAAACGTCACCGAACCGACAGGCGTTCCGGTGCTCGGACCGTCAAGCGTGACTGATCCGGCCTGGGTGCCGCCTTCGGATGCATACTGCACATTGTTGAACTGGACCGAAAGCGGGTCGCCTTGAATCTGGATCGCTGTGCCGACCGATATAAATTGCCCATCATCCATCACGATAGGGCCGGAGTTGGTCAGTGATCCACCACCATTTCCGATTGCCAGTGCAGGCGCTACTTGAGCGTTACCATAGTTGTTAATACCAACAATCTGCCCGCTGCCTTGAATTGAGTACGCGGACCCCGTACCGAGTGCAAAAGCAATGGTGTTTTCGAGCGTGCAGAAGATGCAATTCCAAATGCGAATGCCGATGCCAGTGCCGTTGGCATCGGCACGAAGATTCTTGATGATGATGTTGTTGACGCTGCCGCTACCGATGTTGGAGAAAATGTCGATGGCGTTGACGTTGTTGGGGGACGTTATTACCGATCCGGGCTGCGTAAAAGATGGAGTGCCAGAGCCATCTCCAAGCAATGTCAGCCCTGCAACATCCTGCACGATAACGTTGCCTGCATATCCACCTGTCGTGGTACAAGCGGGAAAATAAACAATACCTTTAGACGGGGCGGCGGCGGCAATTGCTGCAGAAAACGCAGTGGTATTGGCCGCGGCAGAGGCCGCGCATGACGCACCGTAGCCGACGACGTTAAACACATTTTGTGCGTTTGTCCCCGGCGGCAGCACGTTTGTATTTCCAAGCACGCCGTTGTTGTTATAAAATAGGTACTGATTGATGCCACCTCCTATCGTCGTGACGCCAACCTGAAGGCCCGCGATCGTGCCGCCCGGCGTGTAGCAGGTGCCGTTGGCACATAGTTGCAAGGGTTGCGGAGTATCTGTTCCGTAATTTTGCAGCGTGATCCTGCCGCCGCCGGTATCGGTGACGCCCATGCACAACGTCTGTCGGCCCGCCGCCGTGATCCGTTGGGAGTTAGTGCAGATGCCGTTGAATCCGTTGTTCGTCACCCCGAACGACGAGATCGGGCTGTCGGCCGACGTCACGCCGCCGCCGATCACGCCGGACGAGATGTACCACGGCACGGTGTTCGGCGTGACGTTGCCCGACTGCACGACAGATTTCTGCTGCGCGAACGCCGCGGTCGACAACAGCGCAAATACAAGAGCAAGGCGCAGACGCATGATTACGATCCTATCGAGAGGTCGATTCCGACAGCATAAATGTCAGCCGTCGCAGGCACGCCCTGCGGCGTCGTCAGCGAGAAGATGATCTGACTGGTCGGCAGCAACGCGGTCGAAAATCGCGCCGACAAAGCAAACGCCGTCAGCGTCGCGTTCAGCAACAGGTTCGCAGTCGTCAGCGCCGAGTACACCTGCCCGGCCGCCACGATGGCGCTTCCCGCTTTCGAGAACTGCGGATAAAACCCGCCGACCGCCGTCGTCAGCGAGACCGAGGCATTGGTGATGATCAGCCCGGTAAGCTGGAAAGCAGTGATGGTATTCGGGATATTGATCGGCTGATCGCCCGTGTTGTTGAAGTCGGCGCCTTGCAGGACGGCCAGCACGCGCTGGGACGCAATCTGCGGGCCGGCGTCGGCGATCACACCGGACGTGATCCACTTCGCCAGATGACCGGGAGTGACGTTGCCTGACTGCTGTACGGTGCCGCCCACTATTTTCTCCGAACGATCCAGTTGATGGCCAGGATGAGAATTCCGTACAGCGTCAGCGACGTGATCTGGTACACGTCGGGTTTCGGCGTCAGGAACCAAAGGTAGAAACACGAAGCGATTGTCAGCAGGCTGAACAGGTCGGTCGCCGCCGTCAGCGCCCGCTGCGACAGCGCCTTCAGCCCGATGGTCAGCATGGCGATCGCCACGCCGTTATCGGGTGCGGGCGGAGGTTTTACCGCTTCAGTTTCCGTTCCGCCGACTATCTCGAAGCCCGGGTTCGTCGCTGCCATCATGGTTCTCCGCGGTCGTGATCCGGTCGGCAAAATTGCCGAAATTGGGTAGTCCGTCGTCAGAGTCGTCCTTGCCGAGCCCCTTCATCTTCTGGACGTAATAGGGCACCAGCGCCTTGAAGGCGTCGATCTTGATGTCGAGGTCGGTCGCTTCGTTCCGCGCACCCTTGGCGATCTCGGTGGCGAGAGCGTCCATTTCCTCGATGAAGGCGGTCACGGTCCTTGCCTCTGATCCATCGCCTCGCCTGCGGATTGCCCGCCCATAGCCCCCAGTCTAGCACTCATGCCTGCGATATTGCCAGCTTGGTCCGCTTTCGGGTTGACTCGGGGCGAAATCACGCCGCTTCGCAGCATTTTAGCGGCATCTTCAGGTACGTTCGTCGTGAACAATATTTGGGAAATTCGCTCGTTCAATTTTGGATTTTCCTTGGTATCAAGGGTTCGCATGAACGACCACGCTCCCTTGAGAACTCCCATCATATTGCCGCTTGCCACTTGCCCGGCCATCTTGCCCATGTGCAACATGGCCTCGTCATTCGAAGCGGATTCTTCAGCAAGCCGCCCTGCTGTTGGGGACATGCCGACCATCCGCACTCCTCGATCAAACATTTGTCGTTCGGTCGTTACTGCATCCACGAAATGGTCGTAGTCAGACCTGTTCTCGAAAACTGGACGCAACAGTTTTTCGGTCCAGTTGTTTCGCACCAGTAGTTTCGCCTCGTCGGCGTTGAAGCCTGCACGGCCAATTTTCTCGCGCATAATGTCAGCGACGCCCATGCGAAAGAACTCACGATCGCCTGGAGACATTGTTTTTATTTCTGCAGCCATTTCTTCGGGGTTCGCTTTGAAAACGGCTTTCCCCATCTTAACCGCATCCATAGCAGAGGAATACCCCGCCCACGTCTGGCGAGCCTTTTTATAAAGACCAGAAGTATCGGCTTGGTCGATGGCTTCGACATACGCTTTTCGTAATCCGTTGAGCGAAACGCCTTCTTCGCTTAATCGCCCGGTAATAGGATCGCGCGCAGCCGAGACCGCCGCGTCCAATCCCTTCTTCGCCATGTTAAGTAGGCGCATGTTCGGGACACCTAGTATTTTGGTGCTTCCGTCAATACCGATATCGACACCCATCTGACTCGCAGTAATAGGATGCCCTTCGGCAAGCGAATCCCGGCTTTCCAGTTCGTAGCCTTTCTGCAACCCCTTTTTAAGATCGGGATGATCGAAGAACTGTTGCAGTCGCGGGCTCCACACGTTCTGCAACTTGTTGACTTCTTCGTAAAGCGGGCGTGACGCTGTTGTCCGCGCTTCCAAAAGCCCTTGAGTAGCCTGAAAAGCGGTCGGGCCAGATGTAACGTATTGGGAAATATCCTGATCCAGTCGAGCGGCAGCCTGCGGGTCTCTGCCCTCTTTGCCGCGCAAAAACGCTTGCGCTACCGCACGTGAATCTCCCGGCTGCCGAGCAACGTGCCCGGCCAGCCCCTCCACGTTGCCGCCTTCGATGCCGGTGTCGAATAACGCAATCGGCTTGCTGGCGGCGTTAACGAGATCGAGTGCATCAGCCGCTGACGGCCCGCCCGCCTTGGCATCCTGCTTGAACTGCTTGAGAATATTGACCACCGCATCTGACGTCAAATTGTCGGGATGGGTTCGTGCGAGATAACTGCCCCAGCCGGTCAGCGCGCCCGCCGCAGCGCCGCCCGCGCCGCCAATCGCACCGCCTAGCATGCTGCCGAGGCCTAACTCAGCCAGCTTCTTCTTAGCAAACTGTTCAGGATTGGATTCGGGCATCAACACGCCCGCAACGCCGCCACCCATTGTCCCGGCTGCCGTTGTCTCAGTGGCCAACTTCAGCCCCGGACTAAGCACGCGACGTGCAAGGGGCTCGACAATTACTTCGCCAGTTTTAGCGCCGAGCCCGCCCATCAGGAAATTAGCGGGGCTCAATATCTCGCCGGTCATGCGCGCCCAATCGACATTCTTGCTACCACCGCGTTCTTTCTGGATTTGCTCCTCGCGTTCTCTGGTAAATTGATCGATCTGATCCGTTGTCGGAGGGGTATGAACATGTTCCCCACGCGATTCGCGTTTTGCTCGTATTTTTGCATCGCCGGGAGTATCGCCCGGCAAGACGTGCGCGCCCAATTGCCCCAAGCCGATCAACGGATCTTCCATGCCGCGGCCAAATTGCTGCATCGTTGTAGTTTTATCGCGATGCTCTTCGGCGTAAGACTTCATCGCCTTGTCTACGGCAGTCATGGGGGTGCCTGCGGGGAACTCGTGTTTCACCCCGTCGGCAGTTATGATGGGTGCGTTTCCGTCGTAGACGTCATCCGCCATCTTTTATTCTATTTCCTTCTTTGTCGTACCTGATGGTCTGCCCCTCGAAAGACTTCGGAGTTTCCATGGTAGTGCTTATGTCTTTGGCGGAACCCATGACCATCGCGCGCACCGCGTCTGGCGACGCAATCGCTGCTTCCATTTCCTTGTTCATGATATTAAGCACGCGCTTATAGGCTTCAGGACCATCTACCGTTCCTAACAAACTATAGGCATGCCTGCGAATATCGTCGGTCGGCACACCCGTTGGCATAATGGCGCGTGAATACTGTTGAACCAAAGCGTTGTTAGCCACCGCAAACTCTTTCAGATCCGGATCGGATGTACCGTGCTCGACCATTTGCACAAACTCATTGAACTTGACGATTTTGGTGCGCGGCACTTTATCGGAAGCATCCTGCGCGATCTTCATGAATTTTTGCGCTTCGACCGCGGCCTGTTTGATTGCGACTGATCGAAGGGACAACGATCGTAACGCCGTGCGCGTTCCCTGATAATCAGCACTCGACAATGCTAACGTTTTTCCAAGCTGATCTGTGGATATCGTAGCAGCATTATCGACCATCTCATCATCCCAATCGGGATGTTGCTTTTTAATATCCGCTCGCGATGTCGTTTTCGCAGCTTCAACCATGGAATCAGCAACTTCCTGCCGCACAGCAATTCGATTAGCCGGGTTAAGCCCGACCATTCCGGAATTGTCACCCGCTTTGACTTGCCCGGCAATTACCTTGCGTGCCTTGTCGTCGAGCAAGCCTCCGGTACGAGCAGCGGCAACGCCGGTACGCGCGACATCAAATATTTTGTCCTCGCTCCAGTCGGGATGTTCTTTTCGCAATTCTTCCTTGCGCCGATTAACCTCGGCGCTATCAATCCGCGTCAAAGAACCGCGGCCTTCCTGCTGTGCAGCTTTAACGCCCTTCATTGCCTTGTCAAAAGCTTCGCTGGGGTCCATACCCGCATCGATATCCTTCTGCGCGCGCCTGCTTATTTCCTGTCCTGCCAATTTCGACTCGGTAATCATCCCTCCGGTCGTTCCGTGCACTCCGGTCAATCCCGCCTGTTGCAGCATCTTCGCGTCTTCTTCCGGAGGAGGCTCCTGCCCGTCGTGCGAGTCTCGCCAAGACTGTTTTGCAGCCTGATACATCTCGGTATTCGGCCCCTTCGGCGAGAACTGCTGATAAATATCCACGAGCCCGTCGACAAATCCCGGCTCCTTCGGACTGTGCTGGGTCCAGTAGGTGCCCATCGCCGTCTGCAATGGCGTGCCGGTTTCCTTGCCTCCCGAGAGCGCCTGATGCACTTTCGTAGCTAAAATCATCTTGTCGTGCGCTTCGTCGCCCGTGTTCGGCGGGTCGGCAACGATTGCTTTTATCGCCGCGCGTTGGAAGCTGCTATCCGTGATCGTATCGAGCGACTTCTGCATCTGCTCGGCAGCGTTTGCCCGCGCCGTCTGCAACTCGAACAATTCCTTGACCATGCCGTGCTCGGCCAGCATCAGGGTTTGCGAGTCGCCAAAGCGCGTAGCCGAGTTGCGCAGTTTTGCGGTTGCCGCCGCCTGGTCGTGATCCATCAAGCCGAGCGCGTCCTGATAAAGATCATGCTGCATCTTCCAGCGGTCGATCGCGAGCTTGGTGTTGTCCTTCCACGACTCGTGTGCGCGCTGGTAAGCCGCTTCATCGCCCGCCTTGATCGAGTTGATCGCGCCCGCCATGCCGTTGATGGCGTTTTCCATCGGCGCCTTGGTGAAAGCGGACGCCACCATGGCGAACAGGCCGCCGACGCTGCCGAAGCCTTCGATCGGGTTTTCCTCGAACTTCTTGTGTTCCTTGTCGGCGTCCCATGGCTTCAACTCGTCGTGGCCGACACCCTCGGCAGTATAAGCGCGTTCGACCCGCGCCTGATCGCGGTCCAACTGAACATCAGCCTTGCGGGTGATTGCGAAGTCTTCCGCGGTGCGCGCCCGTTGCGAGGCAACGAGGTCAGAAATAGACGACTGATCGCTACCGACGATCGAGCCGATGTCGGGCGAGGGGCTTGAAGTATCTTGCGGCTGGGTGTCAGGCATTCATCAGCCCTGACTGAGCTGAATATTGGTGCCGCCGACATTGGCGTTGGTCTTCCCGTTCAACGCCGCCGCCAGCGTGGCGATGGCCTTGCCGGTGTTCGCCGCCTGCGTCGTGTCGTTGGCCACCAGCGCCTGATAAAGCTGCCCGGAGAGCCCGGCCGCGCTCTGGCCGGCGCTGACGAGGCTGGAGCCGGACGAGAACAGCTGCGAGGCCACCTGCGAGATCATCTGCGGCTCGGAAGCATCGATCTTGGCCAATGTCGTGGCGAGCGCGGTATTCTTGGTCGGGTCGGTCGGCAGGCCCTGCGCCGCGGCGTTGGCAATTGCCGAGGTTTTTGCGTCCGCGATGGCCTGCTGCACTTGCGTCATATACTGAGGTGGCAGCGTGCCGCTGGTCAAATACTGCTGCAACGCCTCGCCGGAAGCCACCATATTATTCGAGTTGGCGGTCGCGGTCGCGGCGTCAGCGGACAGCGCTTTCTGGTTGGCCGTATCCTGCGTACCTTTATAGATATTGTACCCGAGCCCGGCGGCACCAAGAGCGACGGGAATCGGGTTCTTGGTCAGAGAATCGATAGCGCCGGAACCGGCGTTGCCAAGCAGGCTGCTGATCGAGGTGCTGCCGGATGCTGCGCCGGTTCCCGTCGCGCTGCCGCCGCCTGCCACATTGGCGGCCCCGCCCGCCGCGGTTGGATCGACACCCGTAGCCGGAGCCACACCTGCGGGAGCCGAGACGGATGGCGCACCGGCAGCTGCCGGCTGCGCCGCCGAACCCGCAATCGGGGTAGTTCCGGTGTTGAATACCGAGTTGGGGTTCCCGGTAACCGCCGTGGTCCCCGGACCGACAGACGGATTGAACCCGGTTGTTCCGGTCGCCCCAACTAACGCATTGAGCGGGCTTTCCGGGCTTACGATCCCGCTAATGCCGCTGGCAAGGCCGGAAGAAGCTGCCTGACTGGCCGCAACATCCGCCCCGCTGGCCGCCGCACCCGTGCCCAGCAGCTGTCCGCCTGTGCTGGCAGCGCCGCCCAGAAGCGATGCATCCGGAGCAGCCAGGAACGACCCCGCCGTGTCCAGAGCCGTGCCGCCGGTCCCGACCAGTGAGCTGATCCCTGTTCCGGCGCCCGCAGCCAAGCCTGTACCTTCGAGGCCAGTAGCACCGCCCGCAAGGCCAGCCCCCGTGCCCACGAGATCAGCCAGCCCGCCAGCTCCTGCACCAGCACCGCCGACAGCCGAACCCAATCCAGCCCCGGCTTCCCCGAGGCCAGCCCCAAGGTCAGCCCCTCCCGCTTCGGCAGCCGGGGCGATAAGATCCCCAAGCCATGAAAGTCCTGCGGCGACGACATCACCCACGGCCTATCTCCTACAAGACGATTGTATACACCAGATCGTGTAAAACGCCACCCAGCCGCTCGAACAGCACCCCGTGATCCTGCCCCGCCTTGGTCCGGAAAGTAACGGTATGTGCTCCCTTTTCTTTCATCGCCGCCTTGACCTTCTTGAGCATATTGTAACCAGTCCAGCCCTTGCGATATTCGGGAAGCAGGAAGTGAATATCCTCGGTCGCGCGCATCAGCTTCCGGTAATGCAGATCATTGGACAAAAACATCACGATGTACCCAACCAACCTGCTTTCGTCCCGTGCCGTCATCACCCACAGCTTGCCGGTTGCTTCCAACCGGTCATAGGCTTCGAAGTCGGGGTCGAGCACCTGCACTTCCTTGAACTGAGCGATCTCCTCGTAATGCCTGCGCACCACCTCCATGTTCGCCCAGAGTGCGCCGATATTTTCCACCGCGAATTCGGCCATCACAACCTCGCATGCGTGACCTTGGTGTCGAACAGCCGGCCCAGCCGCTCCTCGATCTTGGACTTCGGCACATCAGTGCTCTCGCAGACGATGATGCGCTCGGCGCGCAGCCCGTTGCCCCACGATACGGCAACGTCGTAGAAATCGGCCGCCAGCTCAGCCTGCTCCTTGTCGTTCTTGTCCTCGACCCAGACGAATCGCTCCTGGATCATCTTGCCGGGCTTCAAGCCCGGCACGTTGACGATCTGGAACAATGCCACCGCGTGCGGCTGGTAGAGAAACAGATGCTCGTTATTGGCGATCAGCCCGCGCATCCAGCCGCCGATCCACTGCTCGCTCATGTCGGGGAAAAGCAATTGCAGACGTTTGAGCACCCAGCCGCCGTGTTGCGACAGGTCGGCAGTGGAAAACCGGCGAACGATAACGGGGACGTGCGGGGCTTGTTCAACGAGGGCTGCTTCGGTCATTTACCCGATCTCCAAAATATCTGCGGCTTGAAGGTGCTCGCTCGCGTTGAGAAAGACCCACCCGGCCAATTCGTTCTGATCTTTCCAGTTCACTTCCGACAAATCGAACCCGCTGATACCGAGCAACAGATTTTGTGCGTTGTGCATCTGCTGATGCTGGTACTCCCATTGCCCGACATTGTCGACGTCTACGGGATCGAGACCATACTCCGGAAGCGAGACCGCTACCAGTTCATAAAGCCGCCGGTTGATGTCCCGGTGATGCGCCATGTGCGCGAACGCCCACTGCGCCCGCTCGGCGTCGGTGGACGGCACGTTGTAGAGATCGGCAATCGCTGACATCTCAGCCCCCCGCCGCCGAGCAGTAGTCCACCCACCCGAGGCAGCCGATCGCAGCACCGGCCGCGCTCGATGTCCAATAGATGTTCGAGCTTTCAAGGCCCATCGGTGCAAACCATGAAGTCGTAGAACCTATGTCTTCGTTAAACGGCCACATCAATCCGTTCGAACCGGTCGGCCCGTTATTGGCGCCTCCGTAGGAGGCGTTGGGTGCAATCAAGACGTTCGAATTGGTCCCGGCCTTCCATGTGTTCGTAATCATCGTGTTGATGATCGACGCGGTTGGCGGAACAACGGTGGATATCGAGACCGCTGCCAGCGTGGGACTTGTGGCGCTGTAAGTGCCGGCAACGCCGCTCGCCATCACCGGAAGCGTCGCCGTGTTGCTGGACGCGTTGACAATGTACTGCGCGTCGCACCCTCTTTGCCGCGAACGCAACAAATTCGACGACCCGTCGCAAAACATCGCTCCGACGTAAGCATAATACGAATATCCTGCCGGCAAATTAGGAGCGCCGGCTGTCGGCGACGTCAAAGTTCCTAATCCTGCGCCGCCCGAACCGGTAGAAATAATATAGAAATAAACCCACCCCCCAGCAGGCCGCGACTCGCCGTCCATGCCATTCGCTGTCGGCGTCACCGTGCCCGTAGTCAGGTCTACATTGTAAGCTCCGTTAGTTACGAAAACCGGAGCGCCGACCGCCGATACCATGCACGCTTGCAAGAAATTTATATTTGCACTGGTGCTAGGATTAACTGCGTCGTTAATGATTCTCAACCCGCTTACTGAAGCGTTGGCAGCCGCTGTCAAACCGGTCGCGGGCTGATACGACGACAGCACCCACGCGCCGTTTCCTGAGTTATAAGACGCGCCGGTTGTCCATGTGACCTCGTAATACTGCCCCGACGACAGCGTGCCGGAAGTCGCCTGAGATCCAGCCGGCACGTAGACCTGGAAAAATCCGAGCGCGAGAACTTCGAGCGTGACCGATCCCGTAGTAGCAGCCGGAGCGAGAAATCCGAACTTCAGTGGGTTGGGCAGGCCATACCCGGTGATCGCCGGCTGGTTCGCCGCTGGCGTCAACACAATTTGATTAGTACCGGTCGCCGTGCATAACAACGTCGTCAACGCGCCAACCGCGGCGAAATTGCCGTCCAGCTGCGCCATCGAGGCGGCGGTCAGGGGGCCGAATGTGGTGGGAAGCGCCATGCTCTATCCTCTGTAAGCCGGAATAGTGTCGCTTATCATCGACGAGATCAACGCCATATCGGCGGCATTGGTCGTAATGGTGAACCCCGTCAAGGCCCCGGTATTGCCGATCGCGTCGGGCGCCGACAGCGCAAACGACGTGCCTGACGTGTACCACGTCACCGGTTGCGCCGAGTTGTTGGTCCACGGCACCACGGCGTTCGAGTTATTAGTCCAGATTACTTGCGTCGGACCGACCGTGATCGTCACGGTTTCGGAATTGACCAGCGGCTTTTCGGTGTCGATCGAGACCGTCAGATTTGCGGACAAGAAGCTGTAATACGCTACCAGTGCCCAGAACCGGTTTGCTGTCTTGTAGAATTGATAGCCGCCGGGGCTGTCCCACAGCCGCGACTGCATGATCTTGGTTAGCGCTATAGACGGCTGCTGAAACATCGGATAGATCGACGTGCCGTCGGTGCCCCACGCCGTCAGCACCGAGTCGATTTCCTGGAACTGAATAAATATGAGCCCAACATCCTGTGTTGCCGGGAACCATTGTTTGCCGTTCCACATCAGGAGCTTGTTGGCCTGCAAGCCCGTGATCGGATCGATGATCGGCAGCAGCATCATCCACACTTTCTTGCCGAAGATGATAGCCTTGGCCGCGCTCGGGATCAGGTTGCCGAAATTCGGCACCGTGTTGTAAACGCCGTCCAGCATCTCGCTTATTTTAGTCACCGCCCCGCCATAGGAGACATGCGCGCCGAACGAATTAGCGAACAGGATGTTGCGATTGAACACGTCGACCGTATTGGGCCATGGAGATCCCACTTCGGGGTCAGCATTTTGGTTGGTGAACGTCGTGACCGGCGGTGAGCCCGAAGTCTGCACGCCCGAGATATAATTGACTGACGAGTCGCCGATCAGATACAGGAAGCCGTTGGTTTGCTTCAGTTGTACGAAGCGAGTCCGAAGGAAGCTGTCGGTCGAAGTGAAATTTCCACCGCCATCGCCCGACGAAAAATCGGTCACCGAGCCCGGCGCGCTGAATGTAACCGTCGCGCCATTGACGATCCACACCCGGCCCGCATAATTCTCGATTGCAGTGCCGCCGATAGCCAGCGGCATTGTGCCGTAGCCCGGCACTGCGGCCCCCGGTCCGTAGAATGTCGCGCCGTCCCACAGGAAATAGCCGTTGGTCTGCTTCGCAACGATCTGGATGAACTGATCGCCGTACTGCGAAATGCCGACATTGAGTTGCGACGGTGAGATGATTGTACCTGCACCGGCCATCAAGGTGCGGACGTAGGTCGTCGTGTTGAACTGATAAATACTGCCGTCGCTCAGCACCACGACCGCAATAGGTGTCGTTCCGATGTTGCCGAACTGATAGAACACCACGCCCGCGCCGGGAGTCGTGAAGCCTGCCGGTCCCACGCCCCAGAGGGTGCGCAAGTTGCGCCGGGGGCCGAGCGGGATGAAGTTCTGGCTCCACGCCATCTGCTTGTCGTCGACGCCCGGGCGTGTGGTCGCGGTGTTGATACCTTCGAAACCTTCGCAGATCAAAGGTTCGGGCGGCCCTGCGGGAAGATAGGGATTCGCTTGTTCGGCTGCTGGTTGGGGGGCGTCAAGCATTTCTCAATATCTACCATAGGGGTTCGTGGAACGCCCTGGGCGTGCCATTTTTGAATACCCTAGCGTGCGCAAGTCAAACTCGTTCTCGTAAAATTTCGCTGCGTTCCAGTTCTGAAGTTCCATATAGCATAACTGCGCCGCCATATACGGCACGGCATCGGTCCACGGTTGCGGGATCACTTCCGGAATTGAATTATCCAGCAGCATATCTTGCGGCAGGCAGAAGCAGTCGTATTCTAGCTGGTACAATTGTGATGGAGGTGGGTAGAAAAAAAATGTGCCAGAATTTCCCTGCCCAAACTGAGAACCGAAGCTCGGCACGTACTGATAAGTCGCCGATGGGTATTGCCGAATTTGACTCTGATAAGTCGTGAAACTGTAGACTGGAATTGAATACCGATATTCCGAATATATGATTGACACCCCATGAATAAGGTGAACTGTATCCACCCCCGGCCACGCGCCAAGGTAGATGTCGGAAAAAGCGTACTGCTCCTGCCCCGGATTGAGCGTGTTGATCGGTGACAAATTAGCTGTCGCTGACGCACCGACTCCAGGACCGATATCCGTGATCGTAATCAGCGGCTGGAAATATCCGTCGCCGCCATCGAGGATGATGACGTCGGTGATCACGCCGCCACTCATCAGCGCCGCAGCGGTTGCCTGCCGTCCTTGCGGATTGGGCAACGCGCCCGACGGCCAGTCCGGTGTGGTGATCGTCACCTGCGGATTGACATAGCCGCTGCCGCCGCTCACGAGGTTGGTCGAGATGATCTGTCCGGAGATCGGCGTCAGGCGGCGCACCGACTGCGTGCGGCCGGCGACTTCCCGACGAGCGCGGTTGATGTAAACCAGCAAGTCAGCCGGATTCAAGAACTCCTGCTTCTGCTCGCGAAGGAAGCGCTGGGTTTGCTGGAGGTATTGAAAAGCATCGACGATCATGCGGCGCCCGCCTTGCCCGAAATACCCATCTTCGGTCCTTGCGCCGGATCGCCAGCCTGCTGATACATCCAGCGGAGAGTATCCGGGTTCGACGCCTTGCGCGCCCGATCCGAAAACTCCTCGTACATCTTGTAATAATTCAAGGCGTCCGCCATCCGCGCCTGCGTTTGCGACGACAGCAACGCCCAGTAAGCCGCAAAGAACGGAATGCAGTCGGTCCACGGGTAAGGAATCGCCTCGACCGTCGTATCGTCGACCAGCGGAATCGGATAACAAACCGCGTTGCAGCTCAACACGTAAGCCAGATCCGGCAGCGGCGAAACATAGAAACTGCCGCCCGCACCTTGCGCGAACTGCGCCCATTCCCGTGGCGGACCGCTGTCCGGCACGACATTATTCAACTCATACAACGAGAACCACGGCCATGTCCGGGGCGACATCCAGAGCGCGCCGCTCGATCCGGGAACCGCGTAGCTCAGGCTGCGGATATTCATCACGCCTGCAATGCCGGTGGTCGCCGACACGCCCGTATTGATGTTCGAGAATAAATAAGGTTGCTGGCCAATCACCGTCGAGATCGAGCCGAGCGCCCGGATGCAGGAATTCTGCGGCTCGATCGACATCTGTCCGCGCGCCAGGTTGATGTAGCGCGTCAGGTCGGTGTCGCTGTACAGGCTGGTCGAGGCCGAACCAGGATTTTGCAGCAAGGAGCGAGTTTGTGTCAGATACGCAGTCAAGGCCAAGGCAAAGCACTCCTTTGCCGATCAACCTACGGCTACACCTTCATCATCACAAGCGACACGCCCGGAATCGAGCGGATGGGATCAGGCACATAGTAGGCGAGCGAGCCATCCGGCTGCTTGCACAACACCTGCCCGCCCCGGCTCATGAGCCCGGCCTGCGCGCCTGCAAGCGGCCCCACGACGTTGCTCGCGATGTCGGTATCACCGACCTGCAACGTCTTCGGCGTGTAACGGGTATTCGAGTCGATACCCGTCACGCTGAGGCTGAAGGTCTCCGCCATGTTACGGAGCCGCCTGCAGATCGACCTTGTCGATGCGGCTTCCCATCACGGCTGCGACCGAAGCAACCGTGCTCGGGGCTGCGAGGTTCGCCGGCAGCAGGATATTGAGGCTGGGCGCCGACAGGAACAGGCCGCCGTCGTAGATCGTGCCGGGCGAGCCAACCGAGACCGAGGTGTTGGCCGGGGTGAGGCCGATCTGGGCCTGCCGCGGCAACCACGCCAGTCGAAGCGCTTCCGGATTGTTGGTGATGCTGCCTGCCACAGGCGCGCCGCCCATGGTGGCGAACGGCAATTCCGCCGTGCCGAACCCGACGCCGGGGCCGGTCACGGTGGCCGCCACCACGGTCTGCATCACGTTCGCCGTCAGCGAGCCGGACGAACCGGCACCGCCGATCGACAGCGTGACGCTGGCGAGCGAGCCGTTGTTGAGCGGCGAGCCGTTGTTGGTCACGAGCGCGCCCATGATCACGCCGGCCGAAGTCAGCGACATCGTCACCGAGGCCACGGTAATGCCGGTATTGATGTTCGGGTCGAACGGGTTGGTCACGACCGCGATCGTCGGAACCGACGGATAACCGGCGCCGGGGTTGATGACCGAGATCGAGGAAATCGAGCCGCCCGAGCCGAGCACCGCCACGGCCTGCGCCGGGATACCGCCGACGCCGTTGGCATTGGCGTAGGACGGAGGCGGCGGGGGGATCATGATCAGCGGCGGGACGCCGTAGCCCGCGCCTTTGGTCGGGACGTCGATGGTAAACGTGCCGGTCAGGGCGAGCGCGCCGCCAACGATCGGCACCAGGGTCGGTGCCGCACCGTTGCCGAATGTGCCAATCGCGGTGATCGTGGTCGTGGCCTGCACGTAATTGGTACCGCCGACGACGACAGAAGTGCTGTAAACGCAACCGGTGAGGTTGGCGACGCGGACGTTGAAGCCGTCACCCTTGATGAACACCTGCCCGCGCGTCCACGCGGCACCCGCGCCCGCCGTCCAGATGCCAGTGACGGGATCGAGATACTGGATGATGCAGTAGAGCCCGAGATTGATGAACCAGTCGCCGGCCGGAATGACGAACACATCGCCGGGGGCAAGCGGGATACGGTTGCTCGAACAATCCTGCGGCGCGTTCGCTAATTCGCTAGGATAGTTGTTCTGAGGAAACGGGAGCCCAAGGCCGGGACCGCTCAAAGGACTGGGCATTGATTAGCTCCTAACAACTGAGAGGTGGACATTGACCAAGAACCCAAGATTTCGCGTAGGCGATTCGCACATTTGCCCGGCGTGTCAAACGCCGTTCGCAGTAACGTGTAGCTCTCATCGGTACTGCACTCCCGATTGCGCGAAGAAAGTGAAATCCTCGCGACCTCGTAAGCCTCGCGACCCCGAAGAAAGAGCCGCGTACAGCAGACGCTGGCGCGACACCAATTACGTCGAACTGGTAAAAAAGCGCCGTCGCTACTACGAAGAAAACCGAGAAGAAATTCTGGCCCGTCAGCGCGAACGAAAACGCGCGATGCCACGCGAAAAACTTCTCGCCCAGCGAGCAAAAGAATACGAACAGAATAAAGCGCGAGGACGCCGACACTATCACGTAACACGTGCGTGGCTCCCGTGGTTGAACGCATGGCAGGGATCAAAGCAACGCGCCAAGAAACGCGGCACGCCGTTCACCATCACCAAAGATTGGTGCGAAGCGCGCTGGACCGGTCGTTGCGAAGTCTCGAACATCGAATTTATCCTGAGCACTAAACGTAGTCCGTATCTGTTTTCGCCTAGCCTAGATCAAATCATCCCTGGGCTCGGCTATACCCCGGAAAACAGCCGCTTCGTCCTTCACGCCGTCAACGCTCTCAAAGGCGAGGGCACCGACGAAAACATGCTCGCTATTGCCGAAGCAATTATCTCTGCCTCGGGCCTAAAACGCCGAACCTTGTAAATTATAGCCGTGAAACCCGGAAACAGATTTGGCACTCAGCACGTCGTAGCCGCAAACGACCACACCTTGCTGACCGATCTGTCCGAGCGGCACCAGTGAATAGAAGCCCGAGAAGTCGAGCGCTGCGTCCTCGCTCATGTACATCGAGGTGTACTTGACGTTGACGCCGTAGCAGTTGCCCTTCGGACAAAAATGATCGGCGAAAATCGGCACGCCCGATACCACGAGGTTCGGGAACGAGGTTCGAACCGCGGTTTCCATCGAGCCGACGCCCGCCATCTGCGGGATCTGGTGAATCTGCTCGATCGAGATGAAGGTATTGTTGAGCGTCGCGTAATCGCCCGGGTTCATCACGACGAAGGTCGGCGCCTCGCCGCCGGCAGCATCAGTGACGCCGGCCAATAACGTCGCCATACCGGCGCGCGTGAAGCCCGCGGCACCCTGGCTGTAGGTACCGGAGTTCAGATTGATGTACTGGCCCTTGAAATTGGAGTTGCCGGCCGCGTTGCGGTTGATGCCGCCGTAGGTCGGAACGTTGGTGCCATCATCGAAGGCGTTGTAGAACGAATCCGGCTGCTGCGGGCTCGCCGAGTTGTTGGTGAACAGCAGCCCTGCCATATTCTGGCGCGTAACGGCGTAGACGTCGTTCATGCGCGCCTTGAGAATACTGATCTCGCGGTCGGTCGCCTGAATGATGGTCTCGCCGAACGGCAACGGGACCGGGACCACCCAATAAGCGAGATTCCACTGGCCGTTCTGTATGCCGGGGGTGATGACGGGCGAATTGAAGCCGCCGCCATACCCGGTCCATTGTCCTTGAACCATGCTCGCGCCCTGCATGGGCACGGTCACCTGATTGAGCCCGCCTGCGGCCCGCTGCGCGTTTCCGAGCATGTAGAACAGGCACGGGCTGCCAAAGTATAGCTGGACGAACAATTTTGGCACAAAAGCGCGCCTTGTGACGCTCGCCAGCTCAGAAAAAATAGCGCCTGACTGCGGGGCAACGCCTAAACCGGGAAGTGGCATCTCAAACTCCTAGATTAGCGGTGCTGCCCGCGAAATTCCTTGAGCGCGTCGATCGCCATGCGATCCACGATGGCGTTGTCCTCGCCCTTGCTCTTGATCAGCGCCTCGATGGACTTGTCAGCTTGCGCGTCGGCCGCGGTGAGGTCGGCAAAGCCCCACGAACCGATGCCGCCGGGCGTCACGGGTGTCTGCGGCGGATGATTGCGCTCGAAAATGGCCACGGCGTCGTCGACGTCGAGCAGGCCCTTGTCGTCCATCAGCTTCTGGACGGCGGCAACGCCTTCGTCGGTATAACCGGCACGGCGCAACTTCGCGAGACCTTCGGTCTGTTTCAGAGCGATCCCGTCGAGCGTGCGCTGCTTCTTCTCGTCCTCGCGCTCTTTCTTCATCGCCGCGATCTCCTCGGATAGCTCCGACTTGATCTTGTTGATGGGCTCAAGGTGCTGCGCTTCGGCATCGAGCGTCGGCGTCGCCGCGTTGGGATCGATGAGCTTCTGCGCCTGCTCCAGGAGCTTGCGCGATTCCGGCTTGGCGACGATCTTCTGCGCTACCTGGCGCAACGCCACCATCTGGTTGTACTCGCCCTCGTCGACTTCAATCTTCGCCATGACTTATTTCCCCGGGGTCGAGCCGGCATTCGGCACATGGCTGATGTTCATGGCGCCGGACTTCTCCTGCATCGGCAAGTGCGAGGTCCGACCGCCGATATCGATCTGCTTCATGCTGACGCGCACGATCTGCTCATCGCTCTCGGGGATCGATTTTGCCGAATTCTGAAAGATATTCAAATTGGACATGGTGGCTCCTTCAATAGCCGTGGCCGCGGCGGGGCCGCTCGACGCTCTTGACGCCGTGATTCTGCGGGGACAGTGCCAGCGCGTGATCGGTGATGATCAATTCGGCCGGGGTGAGCGCCGTGCGCACGACATCCGGACTGTTGGACTTCGGCGGCATCTCGATCTCGGTGTGGAAAATGGTGTTCTTCATGCCGCCCTCGCCTGTGGGGGCTGGCCGCCACCGGGAGCGCCGCCACCGGGCGCACCTTGGCGCATCTGCTGCACGGCCTGCATCTGCTGATTATTCTGAGCGGCCTGGCGCATCTGGGCTTCGATATTGTTTTTCTGGGCTGCCGGGGTGTGTGAACCGGCGGGTACGAATTTCACGAGTTTGTTGAGGCATTCGAGAACGACCTTGCCGATGTCGGAGCTGGCTCCTACCTCGGGGATCAAGCCTTCGAGCACCTTGACGACGCCTCCCAGCTTCTGCAGTCCGGCAGCCTCGTAGCCTTTGTTCGGTGTCGTGCCTGTCGCAGGCGTTGAGCCGAAGGGCTGTTGAGGCTGTCCACCCGGAGCTGCAGGAGCCGGAATTGGCATCTTACTTGCGGTGCTTCCGCTTGCCTTTGCGATTGCGTTCGATCATTGCCCGAAATCCTTCTGGCTGAATGACGCGGTTTGCGCCCGCGGACAACCTCGTTTGGTTCCAGAGGCTTGGCCAGTGACGCGATTGACAAAAATTGAAAGATTTCGTATGGAGGGCATCAGTTTTGAAAGAACGGTGCTTATTTCTATGGAAATTAGCCGGA